AATAAATCTTCAGTAACAAGTTTATCAAATGCAGAATAATTCACTTTACCAGTAAGTTGAATATAACCCCTTCCGCAATATTTATAACCATCACCAGATGCTTCATCTCCATTACCCATTCGATTTGCATATGCTCTATCAGCTATTTGTTCTGGTTTTCTTGCATATGATTCATTTAATTTTCCTGGAAAATATTTAGGAAAAGTAGATTTCAGTGCAGAAGCAGAATAATTTAAATTTTCTTTCACAGCAGTAAAATTCATACTCTCGTGAGCACACTGTGATAAAAAATGACATAATCTAAGAGATGTTGTAATATTAAACTTTGCTGCAGTATCAGGTATTTGAGCCAATACTACATCTGGAATATGTCCTTTTAATTTGTCAATAATTGTTTGTTCCATATTTTTATCATTATTTTTATTTGTAGTGGTACTTGTAGTAGTACTTGTAGTAGTACTTGTAGCAACTCTTTCAATAGTACTTGAAGTAGTAGTACTTGTAGTCGTACTTGTAGTAGTACTTGTATCAGAACTTGAACTATTTATTAAATCAAATATAAACTTGAAAAAACTTTTTAATAATTCTATCATTTTTATAAGTATATATAATTATTTTTATATATACTTTGGTATTACCAATATAAAAATGTATATTTGCATTCTAAAAAATTACACAGACATTTTAATGATAACAAATTTTAAAAATTTTAATATGAATGAATCTCTATCAAATTTTGACTTGAGCAAATTAGTAACGATTATATCAATAAATAAAGACTCAGAAGGAAACTGGATTTATAAAACAGATGATAGAAAAGAATTTAAACTACCAAAAGAACAAGCAGGAAAATTAACATTGATTGATGATAATTTTGCAAATTTTGTAAACTCTGGACATCCAATAACAAAATATTTCGAAATAACAGATGATAATATTATATCATATGTAGCGAATTTTGCTGTTGATGCTGTGGCTTTAAGAGAGGGTAGGGTTTATCTAATAGAAAGGCAAGACGGTAGAGGCTGGGCTTTACCAGGAGGCTTTATTGATGCTGGAGAAACACCTCAGCAAGCAGTTCTAAGAGAACTAACTGAAGAAACAAAGGCAAAGAGTGATGACATTAAAAGTATAGAGTCATTAGATATGATTAGAACTAATGATCCAAGAGAAATAAATTTCTTCACATTTCCTTTTGTTATTCATATAAAAAATACATCAGAGCTATCATTTGATGATGATGCAAAAAGTGGAAAATGGATGTTATTAAATAGGGCGTCAAAATCACAATTAGCATTCTCTCATCACAATGATATTCTCAAAAAAGTATCATTCTAATTGTCAAAAAGATCATAAAAAAAGCTGAAATTTAAATTTCAGCTTTTTTTATAAATTAAATTTAGAAGTGTCTTTATATAGATTAAAATAAGTCAGATTAATATTAGAAATAATGTTATTTACATCATTCTGTTTAATAATACTTGAAAAACTATAATATTCACCATAATCTTCTTTTGGCGACATTATATGTCTTAAAAATGATAGAGTATATGACCATTTATCTTCATAAACTTTTTTTACAGATTTACCCCAATGAAAATCTATTTTAATATCAACATTATTAATTATAGTAAAAAGAACATAAAAAATAACATCAAATTCTGATGTAGGAAAACTACATCTATTAATAGTTATCATATGTTCATAATCTGGAGGTGAATTTGTAGAATAAAATAAATCAGTATCAATAGTTTTTAAAAAATCAACAATTTTATCACCTAACTTAATTACTTTATAATGAGAATCAAGATGAGCCACAAATTCTTCAGTATAAACTACATGTTCCTCAAATTTTATAATCATAAATTATATGTTAAATTTTTTAATGTCATTTGAAAGATCATATTCTTTAATTGACAATTTTTTAATTAAATATGGAATATCAGTAATATTTATTGAACTATGAAAAGAATAATATTGAAAAGTGTTATCAAAAGGCAATAGTAGTTTTTTAATAAACAGCAAAAAATCTTCACATTTTATCATATCTGTCATCCGACTGCAGTTTTCTATATCTATTCTAATAGAAGGAGTATATTCTATCCAATCAAATTGTTCATCTTTAATATAAAATGATATACTGAAAATTTCACCAAATGAAATATTGTTTTTATAAAAAGTTAATTTATAATATTCATTATCCGCACGCCAACTGGATTGACATTCAATATTCTCACCTTTAATAATATGGTTAAAAATCAACAAAAAAGATTTTGCCAATTTTTCAACGTATTTTTTTGAATTATAGCAATTATAATTATACATCATTACAATTTATTTAATTTTTCTTGTGATTTTTTAATTGATATCTCAGCAGATTTTATTCTGTCTTGTTTCCAATAAATATGCTGTCTTTTCCAACTATCAACACAACTATCAACATATTCTTTTTGATGTATTTCCCAACTCTCTTTAGTATAATTTTGCTTTGCATAACAATCATCACTTAATGCATTCCATGTAGTTAACAATAACCGTCCATGTTCTCCTTTTATCAACAAATCAATAATTTCATCATCTGTCAATACAATAGATTCTGATATTTCTTTTTCACAAGAAGATATTATATTTTTATCATATTCTATTTCTTTTTGTAATTTTTCTTTTTTATTTAATTTTTTAATTTTTTCTGAATAAATATTTGTCAATTCAGTATTATTAGTTTGAGGTAAAGTGGTTTTTGTAATATACCTGTAATGAGCTTTTTGAATATTATAGCCACCTGCAATAATAACTTCGGTTGAGAAATTGTGAATCACTTCATCTCTTTCAATTTTTGCAATAATCTCAAGATTTCCTTTATTAGAATAACGTGTGCTTAAATAAATAAGTTTATCTGTTGTCTTTGTGTATTTTTCAATTGATCTTATCATATCAAATACCAAATACAATATAGTATTCTCCTTTTGAAATTCAGTAAAATATCTACCAGTTTCTTCATAAAAATTTTCTTCATATTTAACCATCAATTTTTCTAAAGTTGGTTCAATTGTAGTAAGAATCTTATCAATCAACTCATTCTTAAACTTAATATCCAAAAAGCCTTTATAATTTAGAACACTCATGATTATATATTTTTAATTATTAATTATTAATTTATACACAAAGATAATACATAATCAAATGATAATCAAAAATAATCATTCATATTAAGGATTATTAATCAATGTTACTATTAATATACAAGGTCTCTACATTTTTTATTTTATTAGTTGAAATTAGTGTATCTTTATTATCATATATTTCTTCATTTTTCAATGAATTATCAACTTGTTTATTATCAGGATATAAATTTTCATTTTTTAATTTATTATCATAATATACATTTTCAAATAATTTTTCATTTGTTAATTTATTATTAGAATCTACATTTTTAAATATATCTGAATCCCTCAATTTATTATGAGAATCCACATTTAAATACAATTCTTCATAATTTAGTGTATTATCTATTTCTATATTATTATACATTTTTTCATTAGTTAAAACATTATTATATTCAGAATTTTTAAATATCTCTTCATTACTCAAAGAATTATTTACTATTATACTATCATCAAACAAACTTTCATTAGACAATATATTATTCACTATTGTATTTTCATCATATAATTGCTCATTTGTTAATTTATTATCAGAACCTATATTTTTAAATAAATCTTCATTAATAAGTTTATTATCTGAACCTATATTTTTAAATAAATCTTCATTGATTAGATTATTATTTGATTCTATATTTTTAAATAAATCCTCATTAATTAAAGAATTATTCGATATAGTATTTTCATCATATAATTGCTCATTTGTTAATTTATTGTCTGAACCTATATTTTTAAATAAATCTTCATTGATTAGATTATTATTTGATTCTATATTTTTAAATAAATCCTCATTTGTTAATGTGTTGTCTGAACCTATATTTTTAAATAAATCTTCATTTGTTAAAGAATTATTATCTATTATATTATTAAATAATATTTCTTTATTTGGAGTTTTAATTATATTTATATTTTTAAATAATATCTCTTTTCTTGGTGTTTTAATTACATCTACATTTTTAAATAATATTTCTTTTCTTGGTGTTTTAATTAGTGAATTATTAGTAAATAAATATTCTTTATTTGGAGTTTTATTTCTTGATATGACATTTTCTGAATTACCAGTAACATCATCATTAACTCCAAATTCATATATAGATTTTGGAGGAGTTTTAGTTCTTGCTACAACAATTTCATAATTTCCAGTAACATCACCCAATAATTTTCTTCTGATATTTATTGATGATGGTTGAGTATAAACAGTTTCATTATTAGGTGTTAATCCTAATAATCCATGATTATTAACTACAATATTATCAATTACATAATTATTATTTAAATTACCCATTTCCATCTAATTTTCTTTTCTTAATCATTTCCTCAATATATTGATCAGTAGGCAATTTAATACTTGGATCTGACTTCTTAATAGGTTTATCAGAATTATCTTTAATACCTTCTTTATCATTTATCTCTTTAACTATTGAAGCTAAATATTGTTCTGGACTCATTTTTAAATCATCATCAGTATAAATCATACCATAAACAGTATCATCATTAAATATATAAAATTCTTTTGATGATAAAGTAAAATCTTGATAAAAAATCAACTTACCTATTGAACCATATGTCAGAACTTGTTTTCCTGTCATTTCCAAATATTTATTCATAAATGGATCTTTAATTCTAACTGTTTCTTGTTTTAAATCAATAAAATTTTCTCCCAAATTCATTTTAAAAATTGATATCTTTCTAAATATATTTAGCATTTGTGTATTTGATACTATTATCATTGTGTATAAATATTATCTTTTAAGTCATTTTTATCTGTTCCTTCGTCATCTGATTTATCTTTTAATTGACCTAATTTATCAATCATAAAATCTTCTTTTATATCTTCAACATCAACCTCTTCGACCAATTCTCCTTTTTCTTCCATTTCATCGTTAAATTGATGAATTTTCAATAATATTTTATTTATTTCCAATGCTTTACCTTCAGTTGGAGTTTCAATTGGAGCAGCACCTTGTTCTTGAGATTGAGAATTATCAGTTCCTTTCATTTGATCTAGTCTAACCATAAATATAACTCTATATCTAAAAAATGAATCTTCATCTTCATCTTTATCTTCAGTTTCTTCTATAGGTTCAGAAAAATTAAAAATTAAAAATTTTTCCATTGGATTAGAATTAGAAATATCTATTTGACCATCCAATGAGCAGCCTTGAGCAGCCAATGAACCTTCACTAAACCATTTTTCGATTTGAGATTTTAATTCCTTAAAAAATACTGTTATTTTATAATCAGCAGATTCTACATATTCTTCAAAAAGTTTCTTCATTTATAATAATTATTTTAAAGTATATATAAAAATAACTTCATAGAAAATCACATAAAAAAATTAATATATAAGAAACATGAAGTATATTAAAAAATTCGAAGGTTCTAATGAAAAAGGTAAATTTTGGAAAATAAATACAGATGAGCCATATTTTGAAATATCATTACATAAACTTGGATTTGATGACTCAATAAAGGAGACAATTTACAGTATGAATAACTACCACATAAAAAATAGCGGGTTAGTTTATATTTATATAATTGACACAAACACATCATGGATGGGAATATCTGTAACATGGAGTCAAGTTTCAGATTTCAGAAAAGATACTGCAATAGAAAACGGTAATGAGTATATGGGAGAAGTCGATATAACAGAAGAAGATATTAAAAAATGGAAACTAATTAAAACAGCCGAAAAATTTAATTTATGAAATATCTAAAAGCATTTGAATCAGAAGTATCATCAGGTAATGCATCAGGAAAGGCTGGGGTTGGATCAATTCCATTTGGAAGAGGTTATATGCAATCAGGTGGAAACAATGGAGCCAGTGGCATAGTATTCACTGCGGTTGGAGAACCATCTTATACTACATACAAAAGTATGAAGCATTCGAAAAAAGAATTGAAAGAGAAAAGAAGAAGATTGAAAATGTATAAAAAATTCAAAAAAGATTCTATAATATCAGAGAGAATTGTTGAGATTGATCAAAGTTCATGGAATTGGGGATCAGAAACAAATGATGAAAATATAGGCAAATATGTTATAATGAATGAATTTGAAAAAGATGCATTTGCATCTACTAGAGAAAATAAAAAAGAATTAAATGATTTTGTTAAAAATAATAGTGGTAAAATAGTAGCATCAAAAAAATCAGGAGTTGGTGTTACTTATATGATAAAGTATAATAATATACCTGAGTATTTAAAAAAATATTTTGTTAGTTTTAACTTTACAAATGACGCAGAACATAAATATATGAGAGCAATAAAAAGACATAACACAATTGAATTCATAGGATCAAAAGAAGAATGTGAAATTAAAATATCAACAAAAAAATATAATTTATAATGATAATACATTTCAAGGAATTTATAACAGAAGGATTTTTAAATATATTCAATAAAAAAAAAGAATCTATTGAAAATGATAATGAGAAAATTCTCAGAATGATTTATGATAAAGAGCCAGAACTACAAAAGTATAAATTTGAAGTAGATTCTTGGAATAGAAGAGGAGATTTATTACCAAGAGAAAAAAGAAATGATGAAATAATAACCAACCTAAATGGAATTGATGTTATTTTTGATACAGTAACAAAAATTTACGAAATTTCTATTGCGCCTAGATACGATTTTGATTTTTCTCTTAGAATACTCAATTTAATTGATGAAAATTATGACACACTTTCTCATAATTTATACAAATCTAGTATATCAACAAAATCAATATTATTCACAGAAATGAGTGAAGAAAGAAAATTTGAATTAGACACAAAAAAATATAATCTATAAGATGAAAAAATTTGATGAATTTATAAAAGAAGATGCATTTGCAACTATGGGAAACACAGGAGGAATGGGTGCTATTGTAGCTGCTCAACCAGGAAGTATTCCAGGATCTCAAGGAACTACTGGTTCTGGTGATATTAGTCAGCCTCTTGCTACATATTCTAAACCCGTAGTAAATTTAAAAAGACATAAAAAATCTAAGAAAAATAAAATGAGAAAAGTAGAATCATTTGATATTTTCATGAAAGAAGAAAATGAGATAATAGACAATTTCACTGCAAGATATTATGATAATTATGATGATGAAGAAGAACCAAGTTATGAAGTAAATATTCAAGATATTGAAGAAAATAATATTAAAAAAATTCAAATGTACGAAAAAGATGAAAATAAATAAATTTAGCCAACTAAATGAATCTAATGAAATACCATATAATAAATCATTAGGATATGATATGTCAATGATAGATTATCTAGCCAAAAGTTTTCAATTATGGACAGATGCATAAGATTTATCACCAAAATCCGCTGATGAATATAGCATAGATGAATTAACAGATGTTCAGTATGATTATATAAAAAAATTCATAATTTTATGGGATTCAACTGAAGAATTTGAGAGAGATTATAATATAAATGGAATTAAATTAGAACAAAAAGCAAAAAAATTTAATATATAAAATAAGAAATAATGGATAGTATAAGATCAAAATATCAGAAATATGGAGTTAAAAATTTCTATGAATGGAATTTTGATCAATATAATAATCCGCATGAGCCAATAATACAAAAATCAATAAAATTTGTAAATGATAATTGGAATATAAATTTCAACAAATCATTAGATTTGGCTGCAGGTAAAGGAGAAATTTCTAAAACATTAATAAATCTTGGATATAAAAACATTGATGCTTGTGATGCATATTCATGTGATTACTACAAAACAAACGACAACACAAAATGTGAAAAAATATCATTTGATGATATCATAAACGGTTCATTAGATAATAAAAAATATAATATCATAATTTGCAGTTTTGCACTACACTTATTAGAGCAATCAAAATTACCAACATTTCTATATAAATTAACTCAAATTAGTAACCAATTACTAATATTATCACCTCACAAAAGACCAGAAATAAGAGAAGAATGGGGCTGGAAACTTCAAAATGAAATAGTTATAGAAAAAGTCAGAACTAGACTATTTGATAATATTTTTTCTAAACAATCTTAATAATTTTTTATATAACATTATAAAATAAAATTATAAAATAATGGACTATAAAAAGGATTATTATAAAGAATTAGGATTAAATAAAGATTCATCTGAGGAAGAAATAAAAAAGAAATATCGAAAGCTTGCAATAAAATATCATCCTGACAAAAATCAAGGAGATAAAGAAAGCGAGGAAAAATTCAAATCAGTATCAGAAGCTTACGAAGTATTATCTGATAATTCAAAAAAACAAGAATATGACACGCGTAGTCCAAATGGAAATTCATTTTCACAATTTGGTGGGCAAGAATCAAGTTTTTTTGGAGGAGGCATGAATTCTAGTTTTTTCAATCAATTCTTTGGTGGAAATAGTCCATTTGGAAATTTTTCCGGTAAAGAAGAATTTTCTGAAAACTTAGACATAAACATAAATGTAGATATAGATTTTAAACAGATATATAAAAATGATAAAATTAAAGTAAAATACAACAAATTAATTAGTTGTGATGACTGCAAAGGTACTGGATTTGATAAATCTGGACATTCAGATGATTGTGATGTATGTGATGGTACAGGAATAAATAATGGAAGAGATTGTGAGTACTGTCAAGGTACTGGAAAAATTCATAGTGATAAATGCAAAAAATGTAATGGGGAAAAAGTAATATTAAAAGAAACTGAAATAGAATTACAAAACATATCGGAAATTAGATCCTCCAATAGAAATTTGCAATATGGTTATGGTAGTCAATCAAAATACTATAAAGATAGAGTAGGAAGCTTAATTTTAAATATAAATATTATAAATAGAAGTAAATGCAGCATAATAAATAATTATGATTTAATTTCAGAATTAGATATACATTTTCAAGATGCCATTGATGGAAGCAAAATATATTATACTCATGTTGATGATACTAAATTAGAAATTAAATTACCTAATAAAACCAAGGACAAAGATACAATAAAAATAAAAGAAAAAGGTTTATTAAGACAGAATGGCAAAAGAGCAGATTTATATCTGAAATTAAATATTGTCATAGACTATGACAAATTAAATATATAATAAAAATAAAAATAAAATGATATGAAAAGAAACGATTTTGATGTTGCTGCAGGATTAATATATAGAATTGATAAACTTGAAAAAACCATTTTCGAATTACAATCAATAACAAAGTGTGATAAATTTAAAATAACAGGACAAAGTTCTGATAAATTATTCAACATAAGTGAAGTTGAACTAAATACAGGTGACATTTCAACTGAAGTATTCTCTCAAGATATTCTTGAATATTTCATAAATACACTAAATTTGGAATTAAATGAATTAAGAGAAAATTTTGATAAATTATTTTCAAAGGAAGACTAATAAATTTAAAATATTTATATAAAAAGAAAGTCAATCATAAGATTGACTTTCTTTTTCATTATCAAATATTTCTTGTAATTTAAGTTTACGTACAATTCTTTTAGATTCTGATAAAATTTCATCTTTTGATTTATAACAAATAATATTATTCAAATCAATATACAATCTATCACTACATATTGAAGTTCTATAATATCTATACGTATCCATAGGAATATAGTCATCATAATATATAGGTCTGCGTATTAAATATTTAAGATCATTATCAAGTAAGTATTTAAAATTATGCTGTACCTTTTTTAATATTTCAGAATAAACATCATTCCAATTTTCACCAATTTTAGAATCCAAAAAATCAGACAAAGGTTTATTGTCATAATGATGACAATGATAATTGTCTCCATATTTTTTCATTGATTCATGATAAGGTAAATCTGAAAACAAATCAATATCATTATTTCTTTTTGTTTTAACATATTGATATTGTCGTCTTGAAAAATTAGATCTTCTATATAAAAATTTATTTTTAAGCATAATTAGAAGTCATTAATTTTTTATGACTCCTTAATAAGATCTCTATATTTTGCAGCGGTTTCGTAATCTTCTACATTAACACAATCCAGCATTTTCTCATTAAGAATTCCTTGTTGTATTCCACGTATTTCAGGATCATCATATTTATAATTTTCTATCAAATCTTGAAATATATTAAAATATTTTTCTGTTTCACGAATAACATCTTCTTTTTTAAGATTAGCAACTTTAAACATATCTATCATATCAATATGTTCATTTACCTTTTTCATTTTATTATAAACACCATAAGCATCTAGCATAAGCTCATCAATATGTAAAACATTAGAATCCACTAAAACACTATCTATTGATATAGATTTATCAAGCAACATTTGATGATTAAATTTTTTGTGCTCAAATAAATAAAATGTTTGAACCCAAAAAATAAGGGTTCTGATGTCGTTAACATTAATCTTTGTTTTCATAATTTCAATATAATTATTTAAATTGTTTTATTTTTTCTTTTTCAATAATCTCATCAATAATAATCAAATCACTAAGAGATAAACTATTAAGAATATTATTAAAATCATCTAAATTTAGTGATTTTATTTTTTCTATTAATTCTTCAATAAATGGAATTTTTTCTAATCGTTCAAGTTTATCCGCTCTTTCTTTTTTTATATCTGGACCTGGTTTCAATTTACCTGATTTGTATAAATCTATCAAATCTTTACTTTCTTTCAATCCTAATTTAGAATATTCTTTCATCATTTTAACAGACATAATATATTCAGTTCCTGAAATGTATGCTTCAAATTCAGATTTGTGATCAAATAAAATTTTTGCGCCTAATATTAAATGATCTGCATTAATAATTACTGAATTCATAATGAAATATTTTATTTAAAATTATACATCTATTTATGCAGCAAAGATAATACAATATTTTTAAATAACAAAAACTAATTGAATATTTTTTTCAATTTCTTTTTTCTTAGCATTTTTATTCCACCAATAATCTCTACATTATCAAACTTAAATTCTTCACGTTCATTTTTTTTAGAAACATACAAAGTACTATACATTACTAACAAAAAGTATTGTTCTTTGAAAAGTGGATGGTCTTTTTTTATTTTATTTTTCAATTGAAATGTTTTCAATTGAAATAAATATGTAATAAAAGCATCACTTTTTGAAGATAACTCAATAGGATTTTTATTTTTTATATGAAAATCAATATCCTTAATGAAATCATATAATTGATAATTTGACATAATTTTTAATCTAAATAAATAGTAGGAACAGATGATAAATAATACAGATTTAAATTTTGATTAATTAATATAGCATCTGATGGCTGATAGCCTAATTCTCCATCATTAAATACAACATCATTAAATAATCCACAAATAAACAATCCATTGTTAATTGTTCCTCCTGACCAAAATCCATTCCACCAAGTTCCATTATTGAATGTTCCATTTTCCCATATTCCTTCTAACCAAGTTCCATTATTAAATGTACCATTTAAATGAGTACCTCCATACCAAGTACCATTATTCCATGTTCCTCCTGACCAAATAGTTCTATTATGATTATCTGACAATGATGTTAAACCTGATTGAATATTCAATCCTGAATGAAATTCTCCTTGATAAAATATACCATCATGCCAAATAACAGAAGGGAAAGCCAATTCTGTTGTACCAGACACAGGCCATGAACCAAATCTACTTCTAACATTAATATCTGTTTGATTAAATTCACCATTCCACCAATGACTAGCAGAAGAGCCCAATGATTGAACAACTTCAGTATTACCAATAAAATCTCCTCCATTAAATTTTCCATTCCACCATTCATACCCTTGAAATGTTCCATTTAAAAATGTTCCATTAACCCACTCACTATTATAAAATATACCATCTTTAAATATACTATCATTAACATAATAGCTCAACCAAACAGCATTTCTAAAAATACCATTATTAAATATACCAGTTTCCCATCTAGTATGATAATAAATAATCTCACTATTTAACATTTGATCCCAAGTATCAACGTCTTTATCAGTACCTTGATCAATTCCTGGTCCGAAATATCCATTAAAAAATTCGCCTCTTCTCCAAATACCACGTCTAAATTGTGAATATATTGGATTATTTTTTTCTATAATTCTTATATTTCTTTGTAATAATTGATTAGTATCAAAGCGATAAGAATAGAATTTTCCATTTTTCCATTCACCATCTTCCCATATTCCAGAATACCAAGTACCATCTTCCCATTCTCCTGCTTTCCAAGTACCTGAATACCAAACCAATCCATAATCATCCTGTCCTATTATTGCATTCTCAATAATTGCATTTAATAACCAAATATATTTTCTTTTGATAATATCTGGTGTTAATCCATCAATCATAACACAATTTAATAATGCATCAGAATAATTGGTTATATTATAAATTTTTGTTGTTGCCATATTAACCTATATATAAAAAAACTTCATTTAAAATAAAACATATAAAAAAATAATGACTAAAAAATAAAAATTAAATTGAATTAATATGGATATGAAAAAAACAATATTTCTTGATATTGATGGTACATTATTTAAACACAAAGGTAATTTATCAAATATACTATTTGAAGAGTCTGAAATTTTACCAGGAGTTATTGAAAAAATAAATAAATGGAATTCAGATGGACACAAAATAATATTAACTACTGGAAGAACAGAATCTATGAGAAAAAGAACAGATGAACAATTACAAAAAAATGGAATATTTTATGATCAATTAATAATGGGATTAACAAGAGGAGAAAGAATAATTATAAATGACAAGAAGCCAGACAATGACATGATTACTGCATCTGCTGTTGAAATAAATAGAAATGTAGGCTTAATAAATATTAATATTTGATTTATATCAATGTAATTAAAATATTTTATATTACATTTACAAAAAATTAATGAATTATGAAATTTTTTAGTATATTCAAAAAGAAAAAAGAAGAAGATAAAAAAGAAAAAAAGAAAAAATTCATACTTGATGACTCATCAAATATTGAAAAATTCAATTATTGGTTTTGTCATGAATATGAAGGTTATGACGGAAGAAAAGGTGCAATTGGAATATTCAAAAGACTAGATAAACTATCACCTAACATGATAGAAGATTGGTTTAAACATTTGAATGTTTATTATGAATTCACAGATATATCCAGAATGATAGATTTAATTAGATTAAATTGGAGAAATTAAAATAAAACCAAAACTTAATTGTTTTGGTTTTATTTTATTAGGCTATTGCATCTACTATCGTGGTTGCATCAAATACTAATTTATTAACTCCTGTTGAACTAACAAATAAAATTTTTGTGTATGTAAGATAAACATAAGTTGATATTGTAAAATTAGAATGTGAAAAATTATTATTAACCTGATTTGACTGAAAATTACTACCAATAACATTAAACATAAAGTTACATCCGATATTATTTCCAGTAAAATTATTTCCAACAGTATTTTGTGTATATTCATTTCCTATTATATTAACACTAAAATCACTTCCGATTACATTAGTAACAAAATTGTCTTCTATTGAGTTAGCTTGAAAATTCGAAATAATGTTATTATTACTGAAATTGGTTCCAATTCTATTACCTGCAAAATTGTCACCTGATATGATATTAATTTGAAATCTATCACCAACAATATTAGACGTAAAATTATTATCTATAGTATTCTGATAAAATCCATTACCAATATCATTTGAATCAAATCCAGATTTAATATTATTCTGATAAAATCCATTTTTAATTGAATTAGAATTAAAAAGATTTGTGATTATATTATATCGAAAATTATACCCAATAATATTAATTTTAAAATTGTCACCAATTTTATTATATTGAAAATTATCACAAACAATATTATTAATAAAATTAATACCAATAATATTATGATGATGCAGATTATTCATTATATTATATTGAAAATTAGACTTAATAATATTGTTAAAAAATTGAATTTTAATATTATTATACATAAATGTTGCTCCAATTGAATTAGTATAAAAAGAATATTTTATCACATTAAGTACAAAATTCTTTGAAATTATATTTTTTGAAAAATTTTGTCCAATTGAATTTTGACTAAATCCATAACCAATTGAATTACCTTCATTAATATTTCCGTTATAATAACCAAAATAATTACCAATTGAATTATTATTAAAATTGGATCCAATTGAGTTGTGCATAAACCCACTTCCAATTGAGTTATTATAAAAACTTTCACCAATTGAGTTATTAGTAAAATTAAATCCTATCGTGTTACCATAAAATATATTTCCAAAAATAACACTAGTACAATTATTAAGAATATTATTATATCCATTATAAGATCCTATATGATTATTATAAATATTACTAGTATATGACACAAACATAGCATAGTCTGAATATAATGTTGTACAAGGTATATTTGAGTTTATGTTATTATAATTAATTGCAGTTGTACTCACATAACTTAAATTATTCCATTCAAATAATTTCCAAACATTGTCATTATCAGAAGATGGATTAATTCCAGTCACTCCACTATTTAAACAAACATAAATAGTTACTCCACTATATAAAACTACATCATTATTGTTATATGTAGTTGAAGGATCCCAAATATTAGTAACATTTATTTGCCATCTACGAAACTTAACATTTCTAAAATCAAAAGGAATATTATTATTCTGAAGAGTATCAATTCTTCTATAAATATAACCCTTTGTACAACCAGGTACAATTGCTTGATCACTTACTGAATTATAATAAATTATATCTTTAGGATATAAAACTGAATAAGCTTCAGGTTTTAATGTGTTTGAGCTACTTGCAGTTACTAATAAAGGTTCTGTTATTCCACTATTGATATCAGAAGTACCTACAATAGTATGAACTGTCTGATAATCTGTAATCGAATAAGTTCTATTAATATTTAATCCATTAGAAAGGATCAAAGCTCTCAAATCTGCATATAATATATTAGTGACACCTGATGTAGTATTTATTCCATTTATTCCATTTATTCCATTTATTCCTGATGTTCCATTTGTACCACTCGCACCTGATGATCCATTAGTTCCATTTGATCCATTAGTTCCATTTATACCTGATGTACCAGTTTGACCATTTATACCTGATGTACCAGTTTGACCATTTATACCTGATGTACCTGATGACCCAGCTGGTCCAATTGGAATATTAGTATATGACAGCACTCCATCAACATCTGAAACTAATATTTTACCTACTCCATATCCAGGAGATAAACAAGTAATACCAGATTCAATATTTATATTTTTAGTGTGTAGAGTATCAGTATCTGAGTCAAAATATAAAGTATCAGTTGTTGTACCAGAATCTTCAAAAAAATACATTTGTTTTATTGTATTTTCTCCTACTCTCATCCACACATTTTCATCCGTTTCATTAAGAAAAAACTCTCCGATATAAATATCAGTTGTTCTCCATGATGGTAGCAATGTATGATCATCATGTGATCCTCCCAACGCTGGAATTGTTGCAACATCACCAGAAACAGTATTTCGTTTTACAATAACTCTACTATATTTTTCAACTTTAGACATTAATAATTTATTATTTTTATTATATATTATTTTATTAAACAAAAAATATACACTTTTTATATATTAGAATTTTTACCACCGTCAATTAATGTATATAATAACGGAGGATTATTTGGTCCAGGTAAACTAACATCTAATCCAGAATCCATAATATCTCCTAATTCATTTCCTTTCATACCATTCAAAGAATCTTCATCACCTCCATTCAAAACATTCCAATAAATTTCAATGGTAGAACCAGACAATACTGTTAAAGGAACTGGTAATCTTGATTTTCTATCAGAACCAATATATACCAATTCAATTGTAGAAAAATATAAAAGAGGATCAGCATTTTTATCAATATTAGATCCTAAATTGAATAACTTTAATATGAATTCATTATTTTCATTTTCATATAATAGTCCAGTAGCGTACAATCTAAAATACTTATCTAATACTAAAATATCAGCATATGATTTACAGATATATTTTCTTTCATTATCATTTTTTTGAATATACCAATCATATGGAACATTCATATAAACTTGATATAATATATCTGATATGTTTAATAAACCATCTATATTTTGAATTGATATTATATCAGTAGCAGGATAAAAAGGAAATGATGAAGGTTTTTCAATTATCATTTCTGTATCATGAACACTATAAATTAAAGACTTACCATTAATTATTACTCCTGATATATTAATATATGTATATTCTTTAAATTTATTTAATAATCCTCCTTGTGCATAAATAATTCTTATTCTATTATTATCAGTATATTGATATGTGAATCCAGTAAGTAAAAAATTATTATAAAGAGAATAATCTTCTTTGAATCCATTAGGTTCTAGTCTATTCAAATTATCGAATAACTTATAACTAACATATTGATTATATGTAATAAAAGAATGATCAATCCAATTATTATTATCATTTAACGATATTTTCAATCCATCATAATCAAAATATTTATCATATTCACAAATTTTTGCAGTAAATCTTATATCTAAATAATTTGTATTATAAGTTCTAACTTTTATATCATAATAATCAGAATATGGTGAGTTAAAAGACAATTTATCAAGAGCATCTTCCCAACTTATTCCAACATTTAGATTTTCCACCGAAAATGAATTGGGTTTTAAATCATTCATTATTCTATTTGGAATAGTTTCTTCTAAAATTAAATAACCTGATTTAATATCCTTTATAAAGGTATTTAATTTTAGAATACTTATTGAATTTAAATCTAATGTATCACCACTATAAATATTTAACTCAATATAATCTCCTATCACACAATCAAAATATTGTGAATAAGGAATAGCAGTAAATCCTTTTAATATATTATTACTAATTTTATTGGTAATACCAGTAAATTCTGAACTAATAGTTAATCCTGATCTAATAATATATGAATTGTGATGATAATCTATTTTAGCAATTTCTGAAGATAAATACAAACTATTAATATCAAAATCTATTTCGTTATATTTTTCTGCATTAGTATTTAATTGTTTTCTTGCAACATCATAATCTGTAAAAAAAATTTTAGATGTACTTCCAGAATCCGAATATAATCTTTCTAAATCATATTTAACTAAATTTTTAAGTATAAAAGATTTACCTTCAATAAAATATTTAACTTCTCCTGTAATTGGAAAAGTAGAACCTGCATTAGATAAAAAGAATTGTTTATCAGAATTATTACCTAATTTAACACTACAACTAAATTTATCAGATTTTTCTCTATTATTTAAAACATTAGAATTTATTAAAAAATTTTTATTTGTTACAGTATAAATATCATTTTCTGACTCACTACCTATATTTTGATTTTTTAACAAAATTAAATGTCCTGGCTTGATATTAACTCCATTAATTTGAGTCCATTGTTTAGATATGTCAATGTGGGTATCTGCTGCTACATCTACAAATATTATATTTTTAAGTACTCTATCAATAACATCATATTCATTATACATATTAACAATAGAATAACCATCTCCTGTTAATAGATTTTCTTTATTATAAATATCATCTAAACTATTAATATATGTATATGTGACTCCTGTTAAATATTTATTAAATCTAAAATAAATATCTCCAACTGCAATAAATTTATCTTCATCATATTTAACAGAACGAGTTTTCTGAACAAATGTTCCATCATTTTGTTTAATCCAATCAAATTTTCTAGATTTTCTATTTTTTTGCATCTATAAACTTTATTTCTTTAGTTGTATATATTAAAAATAAATAAGGTAATTATGAAAGTCATAAAAAAAGGTAGCATTGTAACTCAGGATAAAAATTTTTTTTATTATTGGACATGTCCAAAATTTAAATTAGAAGTAATTAAAATTGATGGACGAATAGCTTATTTTAAATATGACATTATAATGAAAAATTCAAATAATATAATGCAATCAACTAAAAGCATAAACATTGATTATATAAAAATAGACATATCAGAAACAAGAAAACAAAAATTATTAAAAATAAATGAGCGAATTTGATGAAATAAATTCCTTAAAAGAAGGAACAGAAAAAATAGATAAACTAATAAATTTCTATAAAGTAACGGTAAAAATTAATGAATGGTTAAATGGGACAAATAAAAATTCTATTATACACTTCAAAGATAGAATTGAATATAAAAGAAATAATCAATATCATAGACTAAATGGACCTGCTATTGATTATGAGAATGAAGACAAAAATAAATATTACTATAAGGGAATATTATACAATTCAAAAGATGAATGGTCGAAGATTACACAAAAAGAAGTAAGAAAAACAAAACTAAAAAGAATAAAAAAAGAAAGTTCAGAATAATCTGAACTTTCTTTTATTTTTTATAAATTATACAAAATGGAGTATTATCACATATCTCTAAATAACTTTGATATTTTTTTCTCACCAATTCTGGATCAGGATTAGGATTAGAATCTGACAATGGAATTATCTTCTTTAATAATTTATAATTTATATCATTAGGCTCTCCTTTATATAAAACTTTATCTATTTTATCTGATAATATAAAATCAACAATATCTTCATTTAATTTTACTCTTTTATCATATGTTTTAAAATAAATATTTTCTTTAATATTAATTTCCACAATAATTTCATTTTTTCTTAATATATAACTATTTAAGAAAAAAGTTTATATTTCAAATGTTCATATCTAAATCAAATATATTATACTATAAACCAATTATATCCATCAGTTATAAATGTTACAGTTTTATAAGCTGGTATAGAATACGGCGGAGCTACTCCATCAATATTACCGCCTAAAGAACCTACTGTTATAATTGATGAAGATGTGTTGATATATCTATATAAAGTTTTTATTACTCCATTTCCAGGACTCATAAGGGATTCAGAATGAGTAGAAAATGTCGTTACTACAGTTTCAAAATTGCTCACTATATTTCTATTATAAAGTTGGTTATTAGAAATACAATTCTCAATTTTAAGCAATGGTAAATTTCCAGTAATTGTAATTTGAAATGTTCCACAATTCAATCCTTTTATAAATACATCATTTCCTGTAATATTTATTCCATCTATCATCACATCAGCATTACCTGTAAGAGAAACAATATCAATCCACTGTCCATCAACTGTAAATTTATTTGTACCAAAAGTATAATTTGAAGGTGGTACAATTATAGTGAATCTATTAGTTGCATCCGAGCTATAATCTCTGGCATTGGTATATGCATCTTGTAATTCAGCAGCATTAACATTAGAATCATAGCTATCACCTTTTAATAGAATATAATTACTTCCCTGAAGACCACTCTTTGGTTCTTCAATCATCATTCTTAATACAGTACCTTGTGAAGCATCCAATGCGGTTCCAGTAGAACCCATAGTAAGATTGTTAGTTAACGTAATAGCTTCAATAAGATTTGATCCAGTACCACACCATAATTTATAATCTAAAATATTTACATATAATTCTCCTTTAATAGGACTGCCTTTTACAATCCATCCGGAACCAGTTTTTTTGTATATTAAACTTTGTGTAGTATTATAAGTTAAATCATTCAAATTACCTGCTTGAATAGGAAGATTAGTTGGACCAAAACTAATCAATTTATTGACCCTTCCAGACAATAATGGAGATTCCCAAAGCTGACTCACTGGTATTAAGTTATTCTCATAATTAGGATTTACACCGTCTATAGCACAAAACATTGTTGTATTGTCTATATTTATAATAGGTTTCTGAGACCATTTTTCATTTGCCATATTTTTTATTTATTTTTTATACATTAAAAATACTAATCAAATTTTTTCTTCAATTTTATATCTATATTACTCAAATATCCAGTTTTTATATGAACGTCATTTTCATCATCATCAATAATATCATCAGTATCATATTCAAAATCAAAAATAAATAAGTCATAATCTTCTCTTTCTTTTGGTAATTTATCAAAATCATTATTCTTACTCAAATACATATCATCATAATTCCAACCAACTACCAATTTATCTAATTCTTTATTTTTAATATTTAGTGGTTGATTATCTTCTATCATACCAGAATATTTAGATGATTTATCTTTTTTGTATCCTCTCCAATATAAACAATAACCATGATTTATTTTTTTAATCGGATAATTAATAATACTATTAATCCATTCATCATCCTTTATAATTTTAAATCCATCTTGAACATATATTTCTCCAAATAGTTCTTTTATTTTAGGTATGAATTTTTTAAGAAATTCAGGAATTGTCAATCTAACTCCATTATAATATCCACCATCACTATCAAACCATCCAGAGTCTTTCAATCTTTCTATTTTTGATTTAATTATTATAAATTTTTTAGTATACTTACTAATATTTTTTATTTTTTGAGTTTTTATCAATTCTTCATTTTCGTGAAACCATATTCGTTTTCTTGATCCATAACTTCCTACTTCAATTGAAGGGAATGCAAAAGGAGAAATCTTATAATTATCACTTATTTTATCTCCATCTAATTCTAACTTAAATAAGGTAACAGGAGAATCACCAACATAATGATTCATACTTTTATTTCTTGTAGTTGAAATATTTGTAAATTTATAAGATGATATTGAATTTGTATTTAATATATATTCACACTTACTCAAATCAAATATATGATATAAACTACCCAATTGCTTACCTTCATAACATTTTAAATACTTCATTTAGTTATTTATTTAATTTATATTAAATATTGAATTTGCCTGCTATTGAATATAACTCAATATCAGATTCTTTCAAATTACGAATAATTTCAATCGCATCATTATAATATTTAACATCAAATGTAACAGAAAAATAATCCCAATAATTATCAATATGAGATTTATATGGCTCAATTATAATATTATTTTCTATCAATTTATTTATAATTAAATCTGAAATAAATTCTATTTTAGGATCAAAATCATATGCAGTGAAACCTATACAAATTTTATTTTTATTTTTATTAATACTTATATAATTTTGATTTTTTTTATAATCATTACCTTCAAATTTAATTTCATTTTTTGATATGAAACAAGAAAAGTTATTATTTAATTTAAGACGCAAAGTATTTAATAATTCTGCTGAAAAAAATTTACTTTCGAATATTTTAAAATTTTTAATCATATTTTTCTTTTTATTCGTAAATTGATTGTCCATGTTTATCATTATGTAAATCATGAATAGCAACAAAGTAATCACCACTAATATACAATGAATCCAATTTTATATACATATTAAAAATTACAGGAGTTTTAGATCCTGTCATCAAACTATATCTTCTGGCAATATCTATATCAGGAGAAAACCAAGTTCCATTTTTAAATTTACCTGTTCTTATTATTTTTTTTGAATTCTCTCTATTTGTACCATGATACAATAAAATATATACATCACCGTCGATATACATTTTTTCAATTCCTCTATCAGTAACATTTTTTAAGTATTCATCTGACAAATGATTCTCATATATTTTAAATTCTATTATCATAATATGTTATATATTATTTTTTACATATAAGAAATTGTTTTTTTATATATATAAGAAAAAACCAATTTCTGTGGACAATTCAAAGTATATTTTTTTCAATAAAGAAGGGTTTCCTCACAATTTTACATACAATAAATATTCTGAAAGTTGGAATGGTAAAATAATATTTGATGAAAATTCAGATCAGACATTTAAAACACAAAGTTTATATATGTTTGAAAGTGTTAATCCAATAGATTTTACTGTTCCTGCAAATTTACTATCAATGAACTATAACAATAATAGTGGAATGACAATTTCAGGATTATCTAAATCTGGTGATACTATTTATCAAAATGAAACAATAACCAACATAACAAAAGTCAATGATTCTACTGATTTTTATTCTAAGTGGATATATGGAATAGATTTTCATAAAAAATTCCCAGTAGGTACAGTGATTAATTTTTCAGGTATAACAAACTCATCAGATTTTAGTAATGATAAATACTTCAATGTATTATCAGTTAAAAAGAACGCTTTTTTAATTATAACAAATACAAGTAATGACATTTTCAATTATACATTTTCATCTGGTACAACAAGTTCATTAAACATGATTTCTATTAATGATTATAATAGAAAATTATCAGATAATAATTTATTAATTCAAAATTTATATTCAGGAAAAGTTTTTTCATTAATAAACACTACACATAATGATGGAATTGTTAGTGTAATAGAATCTGGAACAACTAAATCATATTTAAATGAAATACAAATTGATGATGAAATAGATAAAATTTTTACATTAACAATAGAATTATTCACTGAAAGACCAACTATTTTACAAAATAATATCATATTAAATTCTTCTTCATACAATACTGGAACTCTTAATATTGGTAAATATGCATATTTATTAGCTCCTACTACAATTTATACAGAATCAGGAATAGAGCAATCTAAAATGAACGTAATATTTGAAGATGATTTAGGTAATAAATTATTCAGTGGATATACTTTTACAATTGAATCATTAGTGACAGACAATATTTTAGGCGATAAATTTTTGAATTTCAAGACATTTTACGATTCATCTAATGTAAAATATAAATCATATAGTGTAACTAGTAATACAACACAATGGAACACTATTCAATTTGAAGGAACATTAGATATTAAAATTGGTAGTATAATACAACTAAATGGAGTAAAAGACATTAATAATACAGGTTCTACATTTTTAATGGATAATAGAGAATTTAGTGTCATAAATGTTAGTTATGATTTAAGTTCAGATACAACTATGTTATTTGTATCTGGGTATATTATAGATGAAAATAATTCAACTTATACAATAACACAGAAACTACAATCAAATCAAATAAAAAATGTATATTTCACATCATCTGGTGACATATCTGAATTTAACAGAACTACAATTAGTAATGCATATTGTTATTCAACATCAAATATTATAAATTTATCACAAATGTATATTAGTGGAAAAACTAATAATATATCATATGATACTATAACAGTTTTTCTAAATAAATATAAAAACATATTAAATAGATATGGTATAGATGCTTATTATTCAAATAGAAATAATATTGATTATTTGTCTATTGAAAGTCTATATGGCACAAATAGTAATTATTTTTCAGTTTCTGGCTATTCAAATAGTGTTAAAATAAATGATAATTTTTATTTAACGAACAGCGGAACAACTACAAAATATGACATTATAATAAATGAAACTTTAATACAAGAAAAAACAAATAAATCTGATTTAGATTTATATAAAACTGATGCGCATTCAGAAATAGTACTAAGATTACAAAATGATAATGATAGATTTGGATTCAATTTAAAATTAAATGGAAATGAATATAGCATAGGTTTTTCTATTGATTCACAAACTACTATTAATAATTTCATTAATACATACGGTGATATCATGTATAGTAATGGTTATACTATATATAGTGGATATAGTATTAATCACACAGGTTATACTTTAAATATCAAGTCAGATAACGATATTTGGGATTTAGGCGTAATAATAAATATATTATCTACATATGAAATAATTGAAAATCAAAGAAATAATGCGATATTATTATCTGGAAATGAAATAAAAACAGATACAAATCTATTTGATTTAAACTTGGCTACAGGAATGTTATTAAAAATTACAGGCAGTACATATGAAATTAATAACAAAGAATATAATATATTATATTTATCTGAATCAGCTATAATATTATCATATCAAGGAGTATTTAACACTGAATATAATTCAATAATTGGAGGAACAACAAGAGAGTTCATCAGAAAGCCAAGAGGAGAATATAATAAAGATGTATATTTAAAAGCATACTGGGAAGTACCATATCAAGATGAAATTGATGAATCAATATTCTTCTATGATATATCTGGGGATCAACTAACTCCTTTTAATGACATTGATAAATTAAAATACACAGGACAAAAACCATTAATTGATTTAACTAATAATATAGTATTTCTTAATAATATACCAAATACTAATATTACACAGGTGAAAAATCCTAAATATCAGCAAACAGTTTTTACTGGATTGACGTATAAATTAGAACAATTAGATTCATCAATTTCTCATAATTATATACCAGAGCCATTAGAAATTTTCATAGGATATAATTCTACTGAAGAAGGTGTAAATACTAGAACATTAAAAATTGATAAAATTATAACTCCTGTGAATAATACTAATTATTTATCATTAAGTGGATATACAAACTCTGGAAATACACTTTCATTGAATAATTTTACATTAAGTGGAAATGTTATTAATTTTTTATCTACATTTGATTTTAATTTTAAAAATTATTTTGAAATAGATCAACTAATAACAATAAAATTTGAAGACAAAAATAATAAAAATCAAATAATAAATGAAAATATAAACATCTATAAAATATCAGATTTAACAAGAAATAAAATATTTATTGACACTGGTTATACTTATGTAAATGATTCAAGTGGTTATACATATGATGACTCTGGATTTACATATTTTAATACTACTGGATCAACATTTTATTATGACATTGAAATTCAGCCTAAAGAAATATTATCTTGTGTATTATATGGACAAACTGAGATCGAAGACATTAGATTTAAAGTAAATCTAAATAATGTAGGGGTACAATTAGAAGATGATGTTTATAACATTTTATATCTATCTGATATTGAAGATAACGCAATAGATTATACTCTATTCAATCGCAAAAGAAAAGAAATGTTATTAAATTATAGAGAGGTTTATGATTATATTGGTTCATATAAAGCATTAATAAATGCTATCAATTTCTTTGGTTATAATGATTTATATTTATCAGAATATTACAGAAATATAGATAAATCATCAACACTTTACGGTAGTTTGCATAAAATATTAATTCCTGATATATTTGATAATAGTGTTCCTGGTTGGAATGAAACAGATTTTATAAGTAGTAAATATCAAAATAAAATATCATGGAAAAAAACAAATTTATTCAATCTATCATATTCAATAACTGATTACGATGGAAACAATATTTTAATCTATTCATTAGATGAAGTTCAAACAAAATTGACTAAATTAAAAACTTGGTTGAGAAGACATATAGTACCATTATCCACCAATTTAGTTGATATAACAGGAGTTTCTGATACTAGTCAAACACTATATCAAAATTATGATGAATCAAATCAAGTTAAAAAATCAGTAGTAGACAGAAGTTCATCAGTAGTAAATTTCAATTACACGGCAACTTTAAATTTTGGTTCAGATTATTTAGTTACTGTTAATTTCTATACTTTATTCGGTGCAACAGGCACTACAATAGATAATAATGAAATACCTAATGAGTTTTCTGTTAAAATAAAAACTTTCTATCTTTCTGGTACAACATTTATTGAACCAACAGAAACTTTAATACCTGTTCAATATTTTAAATTACATAAAAATGATTTATCATCATTTAGTTTTAGTTTAAATAAAGATGTTGATCCATATATTTATGTTGAAACAACTACTTATGATAATGGAGGAAGTGGAATTGGATATGTTAATAATAAATTATTCTATTATGATGAGCCAAGAAATTATTGGTTAGTTAATAATAATTTTGATTTAACAAAAATGAAATATTATCAAACTACTGATCATATAACAAATACTGTTCAATATTGGGACAATTCAAATGCTACTTATAATAATAGCAGCACAATTATTTCATCACCAGTGGAAACTATCGTAAAAGTAAATTCTTTAAATAAAACATACATATCTAAAATAATACCAAAATAAATATATAACAACATGACAGATTATGATACTCTTTATATAAGAAGTTTTAGCGGTATGACTGGATCTACAATGAATAGTGGTATCACATCAAGTGGTACCACTGATTTTCATCAGTTTATAGATGAAAACGGTAATGTATCTCAAATACCAAAAATTAAAAAAATAAGATATAAATATTACATTGACCCTGATACTCCTGATAGAATAATAACTGAATCTTGTGTAATAGGAGTAGATGATGAAGAAAGTGGTCCATGTAGCTTCGGCGTAGCACTGGGCATTGGTGACGATACAATGTGCTTAGCTAAATATGATTAGAAATATATTCTAAATATAAATTATTCATAAATCTTTCAATATTAATACATATTGAAAATTTGCCATAGATATCATCTTTCTCATTATAACATCTGAATCCAACATTATCTACAAAAAACAATCTAATAAGTTTATTATCAATTAATAAGCCTTGTCTTTTTGATAACATCTTAAGTTGTTCATCATCAAATTTAATCAATAAATTATCAATAGTATTATCAATGCTAATATCATATTTTTTGTTTTTAAGTTTTTCTAAACTATCTTTAAGTGAAAAAAAATCATTCATCATTTTTATCATCATTTTTTGAATCTGATATGCATGTTTTTCCTACAATATTCAATTCTCCTTTTTTTATCATATCTAATAGAGTAGGAATTGTATATGTAATAACATCACTAATTAATATAAATGTATCATATTTACCGTATTTATCACCATGTATAAATTCATCTAAATCCATTTTTGAGATTTCTTCTGTGCCATCTTTGAAAATTGTATTAACTACAACTAATTGATTTTTTTTTAATTTATCATAACATTCATGAGTAGAAATATTTACACCATCTGTTAAATTGTTTGTATCTGGATTAAGAACAAATAAAAATAAATTACCATCTATTCTTAATACCACGCCATCATACTTCATATATCTTTATTAATTTTAAATATCTACTTAACTTTTTATTATTTTCTACTAATCTGTTTATATCTATTATAACATCATTTATTGATAAAAAATCAATATTATTTAAATTATATGCAAAAAATTCTATTACATCAATTCTTTTTTCAAAAAATTTATTTTTTGGACTTCCACATTTTTTAGCATAAACTAAGTGAAAACCATCAAAACTATCTATCTTATCATCAATTATTCCTTTTAACATCTATTTTAAGAACTTGTTTTTATTTATATATAAAAAAAAATCAAAACAGTTTATGATATTTATAGGATTAGATGTATCAAAAATTTCAACTGCACTATGTATTGAAAAAAATGGAATCACTAAATTATTTAGTTATTCTACTCAAAAAGATAATAATATATGGGTTAAAGATACCAACTCTATTATTAATTACAGACATATTAAATATTCATATCTAGATGAAGATGATTATAGTAAATCTGAAATACTGAAGTTACAAAATTTTGATGAAGTTACAGATTTAATAATAAATGATATTTTTAATAATGTAGGAATATTAGATAGTATTAGAATAGGAATTGAAGGATTTTCTTATAATTCAAAAGGTCCAATATTTGATTTAATAGAATTTACAACTCTACTAAAATATAAATTATTACATAGAATAAATAAATACGGGGAAATTCAAATTTTTTCACCAATAACACTTAAAATGGAAGCTTGTAAAATGGCATATAAACCTAGAATAGAAACTAAAGGAAAAAAGGTAATTAAAGAAATAATACACAATGAAAATGATGAAGGTAAAAATGCTAAAGACTTTGATAAATGGGACATGCTTTACGCTTTAATTAAAAGTGATGTGAAATTAGAACTAAAGGATTGGTGTGTAGAAAATATGGAAAAAATATCTAAGATAAAAAAAGTACCTAAGCCAATAGATGATGAGATTGATGCTATATTTCTATCACAAATAATAAAAAAACAATATAATCAAAGAAAATAATTAATATATAATCATTGTATATTTCAAGCATTTAAGTGGGGGAAATATATAATATATATAGTATATATATCATGATCTTGCATCTTTTTTATAAATGATTGATTATTAATAATATACAAACTAAGAAAATTATACAAAATTTAAAATTTAAATATGTTTGAAGACGGTAAAGAATACAAATTTAAAAATAAAGACATAAAAGTATTTGGTCCAAAAGCTAATGAGGCTCAGCAGATTGATCCTAATATCATACCAAAATTTCCTATCAATAAACCTGTTAAATTTGATGTAGAACTAATGAAAAAGGCAATTAAGTATGGATTAGTTATACTTATTAATTATAGAGGTGAAGAAGATCGTTGGAAAGGTGGTAGAGAAAGAACTATTCAGCCTATGGTACTTGGTGTTAATAAAAATACTAAAAATATGTTGGTGAGAGGGTTTCATCTTGAAGGATGGTCAGTGTCTCAAAAAGCAGAAACAAAAAAAGTGTGGAGATTATTTAAAACTGATAATATTGTATCAATGACATTCACAGGAAACTTTTTCCGTTTACCTCCTATTGGATATAAGATGAATGATAGGGTAATGACAGAAAAAATATTAGCCAAAGCAGATTTTAATGAAATAAGAAGAAACCAGAACACTTTATTAAAAGGTGGACAGATACAATCAGAAGAAGAAACAACTATCTCCACCCCAACGGGAGGAGTAGTGAGCATTGAAATAACCAACTCTAATAGTCAGATAGATTTAAAAACACCGTCAAAGAATTTACTTATAAACAAAAACAATTATGATCCTAATAGATTTTTGAGAGATTCAAGTACAAAATCTATGAAATTTTCAGTTATGAAAAGTATGTTTGGTAATAATTATCTTGTATTAGTAGGTGCGATGGGTACAATTAATAGACAAATTAAAGTATATGATGGTAAAAAATTAATAGGTAATTATAGATGTATTAAAACATTTTTAGGATCTGATTTAAGTAATAATAAAATTGTAGATGGTAAAAATATATTTGACTTATACGTATTTAATAGAAAAATTTAAAATATGAAGCACTTAAGATTATTTGAGAATGAGTTATCGTATAAATATAAAGTAGGTGATTATGTATTAATTAACTATGATACTAAATCTAAAACATTATCAAAGTTGAAGGATTTTGTAAATATTCATATAGGAAAAATACTGTTTATTGACGATAAAAGTTTAATTATTCAATATAATAATCCACCAGATAAATTGAATCATTTTTTTTCTGATAAAGTAGTAGGCAATAAAAATATTAAAAATTCTGTGTTTTTTTGGAATAAAATAAATACAATAAGAAGATTGGCAACAGAAGATGAAATATCAGAATATGAAGTAGTTAAAAATACAAATAAATTTAATATATGAAACATTTGAAATTATATGAATCTAATCTCATACCTAAATATAAAGTAGGTGATTATGTTCATTTAGGTATGGAGCCAGATTTTACTTATGATGATTGCTTAGGACAAATACTTAAAATAGATAAAAACGGATTCATAAAAGAACCTGAAGAAACAGATTCAGATAAAAATCATGATTATTATATTAATACATTAAATCCTTACCCATATAAAGTTAAAATATTAGATGGTAAATTCGATGCAGAAGAAGGTTTAATAGATAGATATCTGAATAAAGATGAAATAGAATATTTTGAGTATTTATTAAAGAATAATGATACTAAAAAATTTAATATATGAGTAAATTAATTAATGATATACATAAAATGTTGGGGTATATTAAAATCATACAACAATATAATTTTTTTTCACAATTAGGAAACGAAGAAGAAATTGATTATTTAAGAGATAAAGTAGATAACCTTTATTATATCGATGATACAGATAAACTCATAAAAGATTTTGAATGGTGTGCTGATATGGTTAATCAGCTTTACAATGAAGTTGATCCTGAATTCAAAAAGAAATTATTAAAAGAAGAACAAGAGCAAGATTAACAAAAAAACTCAGATTAAATCTGAGTTTTTTTTATCTACCATATCTATCACCAGGATATTTCTTATCAATTTCTTTCCACATTTCAAATGAACGTTTAAATAACTCAAATTTATTTTCAATGAAATCAGTTACCCCGTCATCTGTTGTACTATCTATATTAAAATGTTCAATAACATTTGATGGTAAATTCTCAAGATTGTTTTTTATTCCTAAAAAATAATATTTACTTTTTTCAGTTAAATAATAATTTATAGATTCAATTAATTTTTTAATATAATCTGATTCACCATAATCCGATAATGTATCACCCATTAGACTTATTTTTCTTTCATCATTTTTCTCTCTTTCCACTGTATATGCATCACTTGTTATTCCTTTTTGACTAGGATTTTTATCAAAGTCTTCATCTGAAATTGGTTTTTTATGTTCGCCATCAATTTTTCCACCATATGGAAATTTTATATATTCTTTTATATATTCTCCATAGTCTACTATTTTTTTCATGCCTTTTATATTTTTTTTTTATATATTAAATTTATTAGTTGATATTAATAAATCCAAATCATCTCTTGTTATTATTGACCAATTATCCTTATTATTCCAATCATAATCTGGATATTTGTCTAATATATAATCTAATCTACGCTCTGCTTGTTTTGTTGTAAAAAAACAAGCTGTGTTATTAATATTATAAATTGTATTTGAATTAAATTTATTAATATCAATAGAAGATATTACATCACTAGATTCATATGGAAGATTCATCAATATCAATTTATCACCTTTAGTTGGTCTATTCAAAATTAATAAATATTTTTGTTTATTTTCTTCTTTCTTTTTAAATATGTTAAATTTTTCTACTATCATAATTATAAATTAAATTTATTTGTAGTGAATAAAAAATTCAACTCGTCAAAAGTTTTTATCATCCAATTATTTCTATTAGTCCATTGAGAATCACTATATTTATGTAGTATATTATCTAATCTATCATTGGCTAATTCAATTGTAGGAAAACTTTCAATATTATTATTTTTCCCTTTTAGAATATTTATATTACTTGAATTTATTTCATCAGTAGTAATAAAATCCTCAATTCCGTGAGTAAGTTTATATAATATAGAATAATCTCCTTCATTTGGTCTGTGTAAAATCAAGAAATATTTTTCTTCTTTGTTTTTAAATATATTAAATCTTTCTATTATCACATTCTAATATTATTTTTATAAATTAAATTTCATAGTAGATTTTATCCATGTTGGAGTATAATTTACCGCATTTAGAAATAAATAGAATGAAAAAATGAAATATGAACTCTTCCAATCCATTGATGTTTTATTCGTATATTCTTCTATTTCATAATATAATTTAGGAGTATTTTCTATTTTTGTTATTATAGAATTTAATGTATATTTTTTTATTTCTCTTTGAGTTTTTTTATCTTTCTTTTTATCCTCTGTTTTCCAGACATCAGGATGTTTATACATAAATATTAGCATAGAAAATTCATCATAACAAGAAATTGGTATATTTCTATATGTGTAATTATCAGTTATTTTTTCACCATATTTATTCTTATATATTTTTTCATAATTATTTATAAAAATTTCAGTATCAGAGCTAATTTTTATGACTATATTATTTTTTTCTATCATATTAAATTTGTTTATAAGTACAATTTACAAAATTATAAAAAATACTCACAAAATATTAATAAATTGCATATTATTATATTTTTTTATATTATTACAAGTTAAATTTGTTCGCATTTCTTATTAAATTCAATTCTTCAATAATAATTTTTTGTTTTTCTGTTATATTTCCATAAATAGTAAATGGTGAATTGACATTAATTCTATATTCAATATTAGGATAATTTTTTAATATTAATGATAATATCACAAATTCTTTTTCTTTGTGTTGTAGTGTTCCTTTATATCCAACAGTACATTCATGAACTTTATCAATAATACCTGTACATCCTTCTACAATTGGTATGAATTCAAATAAACTATTATCATAACCATAATTAAAATTAAATTTAACTACTTTACCAGGAGCTAACAAATCTGTAATAAATTTTTTTATTTTATTCTGGTTTCCATTATAATAAATCATCAAATCATTTAAAATTAATGTTGTTTCATTTTCTACATTCTCAAATACTTTAAAATTTGTTATCATATATTAAATTTTTTTGCTTCTCTTTTTATATTTATATCATTAACAATTTTTTTAATTTCATCAGGAACATAGCCATAAATAGTAGTTGGAGAATTTGTGTCTACATCATGATCATATTTTATTCTTTTTAATATTATTGTTAAATATATATAATGAAATTCATTACTAAATCCATATGATCTACCTCGTATTACACCTTTGTGATGTTTATTTGAATGCATAAAATTGGTTACTCCATTAATCATCATGGTACATTTTTTACAATCAAATTCAACTATATTGTTATCATTATAATCAAGTAATTTAAATATGAAATTTCTTATTGAGTCATCATCACCATCGAAATAATCTATTACGTCATTTAAAATTATTGTAATCTTATCTTCTGAGTTCTCAAATATTTTGAATTCTGTTATCATGTAGGTATATATATAATTATTTTTCAAAAAATATAAACAATTTAAATATTTTTCTATAATATAAAAAGTATAATTTTTTCAAATAATTATACAATATTTCAAATTAAATTGTTATCTTTGTAAAAACCACATAAGATAAAAAATAATATTCAATAAATATATGAAAATTGCACACTTAGCTGATGTTCACATTAGAAATCTAGAAAGACATGAAGAATATGATAAGATTTTTCAAAAAATTATAAAAAAATTACAAGAATTACAACCAGATAGAATAGTTATTGTAGGAGATTTATTTGAAAGTTACATTGAAATTTCAAATGAAGCTGAAATTATCGCTGGAGATTTCTTGAATAAGTTATCAAATATTGCGAAAGTAATAATAGTCAGAGGTAATCATGACATAAGAAAGAAAAGTTTAAATAGAGTTGATAGTATAGAAACTGTAGTTAAACTTATGAATAATCCAAATGTAACTTACTATGATAAAACTGGTTTTTATGATGATGATAATGATAATTTCGTTTGGGTTGTGTATGAGCACTCAGATAAAGATAATGATCCATGGTTAAATAATAAAAAAACTGATGATAAAATTCATATTGGATTATTTCATGATCCAGTTTTAAATGTAACATCAAATACAGGAAAAGTATTTAATGATGCTAATAAATATAAAAATATAAATTATTTTAATAATAATGATTTTGTTCTTATTGGTGATATTCACAAGCGTCAATATTTAAGAAACGATAAATCTGCAGCATATTGTGGTTCAACAATCCAACAATCTTATGGTGAAACTGTTGAGAATCATGGTTTTTTATTATGGAATATTAAATCACCTTCTGATTTTAATGTTACTGAATATGATATTGAAAATGATCATACATTTATAAATTTATATATTGATGAATCATCAGACTATGATAATTTAAATTTATCTGCTAATAATATTGGAAAAGACACTGAGATTAAAGTTCATTGGAAAGAATACTCTTCAATCATTAATACAGTAAATGAAAAGAAGATACGAGATTATATTAAAAATAAATTTAACACAATTAAGGTAGTTTTTGAAAAAAATTATTTATATACAGATATATTATCATCTAAGATGTTATCAGAATCTATTGATTTGACTGATACTGAAACTCAAAGAGAAATATTTAATGAGTATTTAGTAGAACAGAAGTATAAAAAAGATGACATTGAATCTATACTTAATATTGATGATATCATCAATAGTAGAATACAATTAGTAGATGTTTTGAAGAATACAGAATGGAGTATTGATAAATTCTGGTTTAGTAATTTTAAGTCTTATGGAGACGACAATGTAATAGAATGGAAAGATATTAATGGAATTGTACAGATTCATGGTGAAAATCAGGAAGGAAAAACTACGATTCTTGATGCTCTTACTTATATTCTATATGGTAAAACTACAACAACATTAAGTCCTGAAAAATTTGGAGACTCTAGATACATAAATAATAAAAGAGAATTAGATTTTGTTAATGGTGGAGCAGTAATTAATTCAAATGGTAATAAATTTGTAATTCAGAGAAAGACTGAAAGAGTTTGGAATAAGGCACACACATCTTTAACAAGTTGTCCTACATCTTTAGATTTCTATAAGAGTGAAGATATTTGTGAAAAAAATAAATTAACTGATGAAGTTAAAAGTAAAACTCAAAAAGAATTAGATTCTATTTTAGGAGATTTGAAGGATTTTATTAGACTATCATTCACCAACGCTGATAATTTAAATGATTTATTATCTGAAAATAGAAGTATTTTCATGGATAATATTATTAGAGATGCTGGATATGATATATTTGAAACTAAATCAAATGAATTTAAAGAATATAAAAAAGAAATTATAGAAGAAAAATTAATTGTAAATATTCAAGATTCAGAAGAAAATATAAAAGAATTAAATTCTGATATAGTTGATATTAAAGCAATAGTAGATACTAATATTTCTGAAATTGAAAGAATAGAAAAAGAATTATTATTGTATAATATCACTAGAGATGAATTAAATAAAAAATTAAGTAATATTGATTTATCAATGTTAACTTTCAATGAAGATTTGAATTTAAATACAATTAAGAATTATAATACTAAAATTGAAGAATCTAAAATACAAAGAGTTAATTTAGAAAAAGAAATTGATAAATTACCTACTGAGTTTGATTCATCTAAACTTGATGATTTTAAAATTAAATTGAAGCAAACAAATTTAAAAATTTCAGAGTTAAAAGATAAAATTTCAACTTTAAAAAATTCATTGTTAGAATCAGATGGAAAGATTGATAAAGTTAATGTTAAGATTGAAGAACTGAAGCAAAATGAGATTAAAAAAATACTATCAAAAATAACAGCAAATGATTTGCAAATTGAAGTTATTAAAAATAAAAAATCTAATATTATAAAAGATGAGATAAAAAAAATAACTTCTCAAATTCAAGTTTTTGAATTAGAATCCATAGAATTAGCATCGAATATAAAACTTTTACAAAAAGATGGTATTAATGCTAAAAAATCAAATGATGAATTAGATAAAGAAATTGAAACATTTAAAAATTCAAAATCATGTCCTAGTTGCGGTAGAGCTTATGATAAAAATGATCCAAATTACTCAGAACACTTAGCTCATTTAGAAGATAAAATTAGAAGTCTTGAAATTAAAAAAGAACCAAATTTATTAATAATAAAAGATTGTTTATTGAAATATAAAGAATTGAAAAATGATTCAATTGATTGTAATTCAAATATCTTTAATTATGAAGATATGAAAAAAAGATTAGAACAAGGTGATTATAATGAAGATATATTATCAAAATTAAAAGATGTCGGTAGTAGCAAGACATTGAGACAAGATAATATAGAATTGAATATATCAATTGAAAATATTGAAAATAATAACTTTGATAATTATTTAACATTAAATGAAAATATTGATAAGGGTAAAACTCTAATAACAAACATAGAAAAAGGAAAAGATAATACTTTACAATTAATAAAAAACATCGAAGTAGAATTAAAAGAAATCAATATCGATGATATTGAAAATAATATTACAATAGAAGAAATTAAGAAAGATAATTTTGATTTGAGAAATAAAAAAATATCGAATAGAGATAATATTATTTTGACACTTGAAAATTTTAATTTTAAAATTAAAGAATTAAAATCAGAAATTGAAAAATACCAAGAATATAAAGTTAAAATTGATGAAAATAAAAAAATTCAAATTTCAATTGATGATGTAGATTATAATATTAAAAATTATAAAGAAAAAATAAAAGATTTTTCAAAAATAAATATTGATTTAGAAAAAAACATTCTTCTTAAAGAAACTGACATATTTAATATATCTACTAAAATAAAAAAATATTTAAAGCAAAAGAAACGAGATGAGTTATTAAAGGAGTATCAAAAATGTATTAGTCGTGATGGATTACCTACATTTTTATTAAAAAAATCCATTCATTTAATAAATAAAGAATTGAATGATTTACTGAGTAATGTTGATTTTACATTATTCTTTGATGAAAATTTGAATTTGAGACTTAGTGCAGATGATAGACTTGATACTAGTCAAAATGCTATTGAAAGCTCTGGTAAGGAAAGGACATTTTGTGCCCTTGCTTTGAAAATATCTTTGAGACAAATAAATGTAAAATCCAAATCTACTTTCATTGTTTTAGATGAAATTATGGGTAAATTAATTGATGGTAAGAAAACAAAATCTGTTCAACAATTTTTAGAATTTATTGATGAATTGAAATATAAAGTAAATAAAATAGTAATTATTGAGCAAGTGCATAATATAAATTTTGATGCTTCAATTGAAGTTGATAAAGACGATGAATTAATTTCTCACTTAGAATTAGTTTATTAAAATAAAAATGATCATAAAAGTAAATGGGAGTTGTAAGAACTATTAAAGGAGATGATGGTAAGCCATATATATCATTGGAGGATTTGATTGGTGAAGTTGAAGAAGCCAGGAATTTTAGTATAGAATACAATAAAGAGGGTAAGAGAAAAATTGATTTTGTGGAGATTATATTATCAACATTACATAATATGGAAAAAGATTATTATGAGAAATATCTATTTAGAAGAAATGATGACGAAAAAAAAGATAATGATAAATTATGATAACAATCGACAGTAATTTTATTAATCGTGCGATCATTAAATGGAGTCCTATTATTAATACTTTAAATATCGATAAAAGATTTGAAGAACCTATTTCTATTTTTTCTGAATTGTGCTCATTTAATCACAATAATTTACATATATCAAATAGTATTTATGATGATAATATTTTACCGATTTCAATAAGAACGTTATCAAAATTAAAATTAGAAAATGTCAAATTAGTTATAGGCACAAAAAATTATTATGAATTTAATACATATCAAATAAAAATTAAATTTTCTATTAATCAAGAAGAAGAATTTAAAATGATATCTGGAACAGATGTTATTACCATGTTATCATCATCATTTGTAGAAGAAATTTCCACCAATATTAATGATAAAATAGAAAAAGAAAAACTTAACATTCTTATAATAGATAGTAATTTTATTAGTAATATTGAAAGATTTCCAGAGTGTGTTTTATTGTCATATAGATTTATATTAACCAGCATAAAAAAAGAAAGATGTGATAAGATAAATAAGATAAATAAGATAAATAAATATAAGCCTGGTGACTTATAAATTATATTATAAGCCTTATGACTTATAAATTATGTTTATAAGCCTTATGACTTATATTTTATTAATATATTTTCCAATTTTTGCTATTAACTTCATCTCTTTTTTTAGGATAATATAAATTGCAGCAGCCATCAGAACTAACTTTGGATTTAACTTTTACATTTTTACAATAGTCATGCTCATAAAAAGAGCACTCATTACAACGAAATTTACTTTTCATTAATTCCATATATGATACATCTGGAGATTTCAGACGTTTTATGTTTTCATTATCATAATTTTCATTATCATAATTTTCAAATACTATAATATTATTCATCATTATTATTACTCAGTTATTTTTTATAACTGTATATATTAATTATAAAAACCTTGTTTTTAGCTTAATTTTTAAGTATTTAATGATTTTCACTGATTAATATATACATATCATAAAATATAAAATATGTATTTTTTATTTTGTTTATAATCAGATAGTTAAATATATTATTGAAATATTATTATAATAAGTTTTGATATTAGGAAAAAATGTTGTAAATTTGCATTATCAATTACAATAAATAATTAAATGAAACTTTACAATAAAGTTTATATACATATAATAAGTTATGGAGAAAACAAAAACAAAATCATTAGATGAAATTTTATCAGAAAATGGAATTTCTACTAATACTGAAGAAGAATTTAAATTGATATTATGGAATGATGATGTAAATTCATTTGAATGGGTTATCACATGCTTAATGGCTTATTTAAAATTTCCACCTAAAAAAGCAGAAGCATCAGCCTATAATGTACATCTTATTGGTAAAGATGTTATTAAAACTGGTTCAAGAGAAACATTAGAGCCTTATAAAAAATTATTAGAAGAGAGAGGATTATCTCTCACAATAGAACAATAGAATGAAAAAATTTACAATAGATTATATATTATATATTTATAAAACTTTTATATTAAAAAATAAAAGCGGAGATATTTATAAAAAATGGGCGAAATCATTAATGAGATTATTAGAATATACATACGATTTGTATATTTGGATTTTTGCCTTGATGTTATTTTTACCAGTTTTATTAATTTCTGTTACAATTGGTAAAAAAATAAAAATGAAAAAATTTCAATTAATGAAAGCGTTCATTAAATACACTAACGATTACAATAACAATAATAAAATTAATTAATTAAAGCCTATGAATTACTCAAAAGAAGTAGAAGAAGTCATTAAAAAAAGTAAGGACATTGCTATTAAGATTAAGTCTAAATCAATCAGACCTGAACATTTATTTCTATCAATGATAGATGATGAATATTCTGATGCATCTCAAATTATGAGGGATCTTAATCTAAATATTGATGCCATTAAGAAAACAATATCTGAGTGGTCTTCTGTGATGCAAGAACAAATTGGAGTAAATTCACTCAGAAAAAATGCTTCAATTCCACTGGAATTAGAAACTGAAAAAATTCTAAAAGATTCTGTTGTTTTTGCGAAATCAATGGATTCAGATGAAGTTTGTATTGAACATGTTTTTTATTCAATATTGGATAATAGCAATAATCTTGTTTCAGAGTTATTTAATAAATCACCTGAAATTTTAAGAAGTTTGAAAAATAGATTGAAGAATGAAGAAGAAGAACTTAATATTAATGATGAATTAGAAAATGTTAATAATATGGACGAAGAACAAGAAGAAGTAACAGGAAGTTCAAAAAGTAAGTCAAAAACTAAATTGATTGATCAATTTGGTACAAATCTTACAAATCTCGCAAAAGAAGGAAAACTTGATCCAGTAGTTGGACGTGCAGATGAAATTAAAAGAATTACACAAATTTTATCCAGACGTAAGAAAAACAATCCTGTATTAGTTGGAGAACCTGGTGTAGGTAAATCAGCAATTGTTGAAGGATTAGCTCAATTAATCGTAGATGGACTTGTTCCTGAAAATTTACAAAACAAGAAAGTTATCACTCTTGATATGGGTTCATTAGTAGCAGGAACTAAATATCGTGGTGAATTTGAGCAACGATTAAGAGGTATTGTAAAAGAGATGGAAGAAAATCCTGATATCATTCTATTTATAGATGAAATTCACACTATTATTGGAGCTGGAGGTGCTCAAGGATCACTTGATGCTTCTAATATGTTGAAACCAGGATTGGCAAGAGGAACATTCAGATGTATTGGTGCTACTACTCTTGAAGAATATCGTAAATATATTGAAAAAGATGCAGCATTAGAACGTAGATTTCAGAAAGTTGTTGTAGAAGCAACTAGCAAATCAGAAACATTAGAAATTCTTAAGAATATCAAAAAACAATATGAAGATCATCACAAAGTTACTTATACTGATGATGCATTAGAAGCTTGTGTCAATTTATCTGACAAATATATATCAGAAAAATTCTTTCCTGATAAAGCAATTGATGTTCTAGATGAGGCTGGTGCTATGGTTCATGTGAATGGTACAAGTGCTATTCCTGAAAAAATTGTTGAGCTTAGTAAGAAAATAAAAATATCTATAGTAGAAAAACTTGATTGTATTTCTTCACAAAAATATGAACTTGCTGCTGATCATAGAGATAATGAAAAACAATGGAAAGCTGAACTTGAAAGTGAAAGAGAAGTATGGAGTCAAGAGCACTCAGATAATCGTGCAATGGTAACAGAAAAAGATATTGCTGAGGTTGTCGCTCTTATGACAAAAATTCCAGTAGATAATGTTTCTATTGATGAAAACAATAAGCTTAAATTTATGGCTGATAAAGTAAAAACTATTGTAATTGGACAAAACGAAGCTGTTGATAAGATAGTTCAATCAGTCAAGAGATCAAGAGTTGGAATTAATAGTCATGATAAGCCAGTTGGATCATTTATTTTCTCTGGTCCTACAGGAGTAGGTAAAACCTATCTTGCAAAAATTATGGCAAAAGAATTATTTGGTTCTGAAGATGCGATGATTAGAATTGATATGAGTGAATTTATGGAAAAATTCTCCGTATCTAGATTAGTAGGAGCACCTCCAGGTTATGTTGGATATGAAGATGGAGGTAAATTAACTGAAGCAGTAAGACGTAAGCCTTATTCTATTATTCTTCTTGATGAAATAGAAAAAGCTCATCCTGATGTTCAAAATATTCTACTTCAAGTATTGGATGATGGGGTATTAACTGATAGTAATGGCCGTAAAGTGGATTTTAAAAATACTATCATTGTTATGACAACAAATGCAGGTTCAAGAAAATTGAAAGATTTTGGAACTGGTATTGGATTTGGACTTTCTAAAAACAATCAAGATTCTAAAAATTCTGTTCTTAAAAAAGAATTAGAAAAAGTGTTTAGTCCAGAATTTTTAAATCGTGTTGATGAAGTTATAAATTTCAATTCATTAAGTAAAGAAAATATTTGTGGTATTATTGATGTTGAATGTAAATCATTAATCTCAAATCTTAAAGAAAAAGGATATGATGTAATTATATCTCAATCACTTAAAGATTATTTATTTGAAAATGGTTATGATGAAAACTATGGTGCAAGACCATTGAAGAGAGCTATTCAGAGTAATATTGAAGATAAACTTACTGATGCGATTATTGATCAAGAAATCTCAGTTGGTGATACATTATCATTAATATACGACAAAGATAGTTCATCTGTAAAAATTTCAAAATTATCATCTAAAGAAATTAAAAGTGGTAATATTTTAACTGAAAATACCACAGTTTAATAATGTCTAAATGGAAAGATTTAAATATAAATGATGAAATATTCTATGTTATCTTAAATAAAGATAACATAGAATCTTTTCTTAATAGTGAAATGAAAATAAAGGAGCTTAATATACTCAATATTACTAACAACAATGAAATTGTTATATTTGATACTGATATATTTGGTGATATTGAATTAACAATTCATGAGTATAATTATGATAGCTATATTACTTCATATTTAGAAGAATCACTTATCATTTTATCCATAAATCACACTGGAATAATAAATGAATTAACAAAAATATTAGCAGAATTAAGAAAAAATAATTTTTATTCTTAATAAAAAACCTCTGATTTTTCAGAGGCTTTTTTTATTAAAATTGAATTGATATTTTTTTATATATAATGTTTAAAATTTGTTAAATAATTAGTATAAAAAATATCAAAAATATGTCAGATAAACATTATAAAATATATTTCCAGAGAAATTTTAAAACTTGTAAAAGATATAATGATTTTTACAATACATTACTAGACTTAGATATAAAAAATTTATTTGAAGTTCTACACAAATTAAGATTACCAAATGGTTTTTATAAAGCATCAGTATCGACTGATTATAGTTATAGTTGGTTAAGAGATAATTTTTTTTGCTCATTTCCAGAATTATGGAATGATACAGAAAAATATATTCAAACATACCAAACATGGTTAGATTATTACAAAAATATAGAAGATCAGTATGGAAAATTTTCATCTTTGATTAAAAAAAAGAAAATAGATTTTGATTGGGAATTTCCAAATCCAAGAATAAATCCAGATTTGACAGAGATTCATTCTGGTTGGAATCACATACAAATAGATCAAATAGGCTATTTTTTGTATGGTATTTCAATAGGAGAAAATAATGGATTGAGAATAATTAGGAATGAATCTGATATTAATATTATATCAAAAGTTATTCAATTACTAGATGCCATTGACTATCAAACTGTACCTGAATCAGGTGCTTGGGAAGAAGGTAAAGAAGCTCCTAGAGCATCCACAATAGGAGTAATAGTTTCTGGCTTAAAATCAATTAAAATGTGTGATAATATTGATGTAGAAATTCCTGAGCATTTAATAGAAAATGGAATCAAAGCATTAAATAGTATATTACCAAATGAAACTCCTACCAGAAAATATGACTTAGCACAATTATTTCTTATTTATCCATTTAATTTATTGACAATTGAAATGACAAAAACAATATTAAAAAATATTGAAGATAATTTATTGGATGATAATGGAGTGTATAGATATTTAGATGATAAATATTATAATCATAATGGAGAAGCAACTTGGATATTTGGATTGAGCTATTTAGGATTAATATATTGTCAATTAGGAGATAAAGAAAAAGCAAGATATTTTTATGAAAAAATTATTAACGAATCAATTGATTATGAAATACCAGAGTTATATTATCATGGAACAAAAACTCCAAATGATAATAATCCTTTGAGTTGGAGTATTGCAATGACTATTGAATTGGCTCACATGCTCAAATCATAATATTATAAAAAATGCATCATTATCAATGATAATGATGCATAATATTAATATTTAATTTTGATACACAATTATCAAACAACGTTATCATTATATCTTTCCTTATTAGAGCATTCTGGAATGACTCTTATTTTAGGTATTATAGGTATTTTTAGTTCTTTTTCTTCAGATTCTTTAATCTTAATTAATCCAAAAATTGCATAATTAATCATATCAAAATAATTTGCATCGATACCTTCCGATATTATTGTTTTTCCATCATTATCTTCAATTTGTTTAGTTCTATAAATTTTCATTAAAATCAAATCTGTATAAGATTCCATTCTCATTGATCTCCATGCCTCACCATAATCATGATTTTTATTCATCATCAATTCCTTAGATTTCTGTATATATTTATCGTATAATTTTATTCCATCATCATATGATAAATCATCTGAATTTGAATATCCTAGTTCTAATTGAATTAACCCCATTATTCCATAATTTACAATAGCTATCAACTCAGAATTTATTCCTTCATTTATTTTTATTACCGATTTGGTTTCAATACTTCTGATTCTATTCGCTTTTATGAATATCTGATCTGTAACAGAGGTAGGTCTTAATATTCTCCAAGCTGCACCATAATCTTTCATTTTTTTAGCGTAAATATCAGAGCAATTGTTTATTATTTGATTAAATTGTTCATTTGTTTTATTCATTGTTTTTTAATATTTTATTTAGTTTATCTGATCTTTTTTCCTTCACTGATAATCTTTCATTATCATATAGAATTTTATCAAATTTGAATTTTACTTTCAATTTACTTAAACTACAGTACCCATTATTGAATTTGAAATTATTTTCAATGTCAATAAATTGAAATTTTGTGTAACATAATGTTAATAAGTCAGATATCACAATTTTTACTGATATTTCTTTTTTGTCACTTATTAATTCCATTAATTTTTCATACGGTTGCATTCTATTGCCAATCATCTTACAATTAAAAACAAAAGTATTATCATTAATTTCACATATAGTATCAGATAATATTTTATCATCATCATCTAATTCAAAATAAACAGAATAAGACAAATCATCTAACTCATCTTTTTTTTCACTTGATTTCCACATGGAACCATATGAGCTAACAGGTACTCCAGTATAAACACCAGGAGAACCATTATAAATAGTAGAATAATATGGATTTGTATTTGTATTTGTATATGTATCAGAACATGCACTAAAAATACCTGATGATATGTTTGATATTGAAGTAGCTGCAGATTTTGATTTACTTGATGCGTATGAACTTGTGTTTAATGACATTTTATTTTTTATTATTTTTATTATTTTTCTATTACAAAGTTTAATTTTTTATATATAGAAAAAAATATAATAACGACAATATGTCCAGTACTAAAAAAATGATAAAGATTAATCCAAATGTCTTAATGGAATGGACATTTGATAATGAAAATAATGTAACAGAAAATTATAAAGTTATAACTAATCTTAATGAAAACAAAAAGAGAAGTTTTCTTTCTACTATAAGCAATAATAATATAAATAATAATTTATTTTTATTAGATACTGTTCTTAGAAAATATACTACAATTAATACTGAAAAGTATAATTTTTTACAATATCAAGATTATAATACTGCTCCTATACCATATGATAATGTAAAATTATATTTACCTACAAATTATAATTTTGTTTTAAATGAATATGTTGGATTATATGTTAAAATTTATACATACGATTATTATAATGAGAGTATGTATGAGTTAGCTAATATTTTTTTCGATTCAACAACAAAATCAACTTCAGGTATGACTTTATCTGTTCCATTTTTATATGATGGACAAGAATGGGGTAAATATTATGAATTTCAAATACCTTCAATTGATTATGTTTCTAATCAAAGAACAACTACATTAACAGATAATTCTGTATTAAGTAATACAATCAATGATAATTTTACTCTTGGAATAGGATTAAGTCAAACATCTCCAATATTTGTAGATTTTAAATATTTAGTAACAAAAGAAAATGTTCTAGGTACTACATATTATTATTCATCTGAATCTTATAATACGTCTTTTTCAAAAAGCGCAGATTATAATACATTAGCTGTTAATATTAAAGAATCTACTGAAGGTGATTTCTTTGAAATTAATGGTACATATGGTAATTCAAATCAAAATTTAGATAATTTTATAAGAGAAATGGAAAATAAAGGTCGTAGAATGAGAATAGAATACGATATTTATTTATTAGAAGAAAATATTCAAACTAATATGCAAACCGTTGTTGTTTCAGGAATAGGAATAAATGATGATTTTACAAAAACTATATTATATAGACCTATTTTAACTTTTTCAAATACCACTGCTGCAATAAGAGTTGTTATGAGGGTTATTGATTTGGTTGATATGAGTACCATTGAAAGAACATCAACATTAGGATTAGATAATAACATTCAAAAATACGGCAAAAAATTAATTAGTTTAAATATACAAAATTTGAATAAAATTAAAATTTATAATGCCAAACCAGATGAAATTGTATTAGGAAATGATTATTTATCAGGAAATATAACAACAGAAATTGTTAAAGTAAATTCTCCTCAATTAATAGAAGTTGGAAAATTGATAGTTAATAGTTCTTCTAATAGTTCTTCTACTGCTTTAACAAATAATGATTATAAAACTATGGGATTATTGAATATTGTAATTACTCCATTTGATAATATTATTCAATTTAGATTAGCATCTCTTCAATCAACAAATAGTACAACAAATCAATTAGTTATATATGATTTATCTACAATCTTAAATAATTCTGAATTAGTTCTAATATTTAAATCTGATTCTGAAACTATAGAAAAATCAATATATAAAGAAGCTACAAACGATTATGTAAATGGTATAGTCAATTTTAAAATTTTAGAAAATGATTTAACGGTATTGAAATCAATTTATAATAAAGGATTTACAAATTTTTATTTAACATTAGTTTCAAATAATCAATCATCAACTAGCTCAAGTCAAGTTATCGGATTAGATAAAGTAAGAACTTTATTATATTCTGGTACATTTACTTTATTTGAAGATATTACATTTGTTGATAATAGTGTTAATTATATATCTGATTCAAGTAGCTCTGTTCCTATATCATCAAGTATAACATCAACTGACACCACGACATCATCAGAGTCAATATGGCCTATGGCAGGAAGAACAGTTATAATTTATACTAAATATAAAGATACATCTTCTACATCAAATTAAATTAATTAATAATGATAAATAATACTAATATAATATCAAATAGTAAAACCGATTTACTTAATGCATTAAATATGTCATCAGGTACAACCTTGAGTTATAATTCATCAATAGAAAATATTATAAATACGCAAGGAGGTACTATTTTATATTCATATGATAATATTATTATTGCTTCTGAAATTACAGAATCTTTTTATAATGAATTAAGCAAAAATCCTTATATTGAATATATTGATTCATTGCCTCTAAAAAAATATGGAGATATAAATTATGATCTTATAAATCAAATTCAAACAAATACAGGAGGTACTTCAAATTTGAGTTCTATTCCTGCATCAAATTCAGGATCAACTCTTAATGGTCCAGGTAGTCAATACACTAACATATTCACAACTGGAATAAATGTAACAGGATTCACAAATGATATAACAAATTCAATAAATACTTTAAATACACTTACTACCACACTTCAAGATGGAGTATCAGGTAAGACTACTTTATCGAATAGTGGTGATATTCATCCAACTATAACAAATGAAATTTTTTCATTAAGTGCTGAAACAAATAGTTCATTTAACTACATTATAACGGCAACAGGAACATTTCCTATTAAATATGAAATAATACCACCAAGTAATTATACTGGTACAATAGGAATTAATTTAAATAAAATAAGTGGTGTCACATCTATGAATGGAGTATATAATTTTACATATAGTGCAATAAATTATTACGGATCAGCATCAAAAGATTTAGTTCTAACTGTTGTCGAGTATGTTAAAATAACTAACACAAATCTTATAATTAATAGTAGTTTTGGATCAAATATTACATACCAAATATTATCAAATGGTAATCCAATTTCATATGATGCAAAATCTTTACCTGATGGATTAAGTATAAATCATTCAACTGGAGTAATTAGTGGAATTTGTAATTCTACTGGTAGTACAATTTCTGATATATCTGCATCAGGATTAACAGGGAGTGATTCTAAACCATTATCTATTAATTCTGGATATTATCCTATCATTTCTAGTTCTGGCTCAGTTTCAGGTAGTCCATACACACAATTTAGTTATGTTATATTATCAAATGATAGTAAATCTACATATAAAATCATAGGAAATTTACCATCAGGATTAAATTTTAGTAATAATACTATAAGTGGAACACCTAATTCTCCTGGAATAACAAATGTTTCAATTAAAGCGATTAACTCATTTGGAGAATCTACTAAAAATTTGACAATTACAATTTCAAATATTGTTATATAAAATAATAAAATAATAAATGGCAACATCGACTCAAAGTTCTCTATTCCAAGGATTAACATATAATGATGATATAACAAATGAAATAATATCAAGTGGAGGAACTATTGTTTTCACTAAGGATAATGTAATAATGGCATCTGAAATATCAGAAGCTGAATATAGATCATTATTAAGTAATCCAAATATATACAAATTAGATGTATTACCATTAAAAAGATATGGAAATCAAGGAATTACTTCTACTGAAATAACAACAACACCATAAAACATAAAACATAAAATATAAAATGAACTATTTAAAAACATTTGAAAAATATGATAACTCTGATATTGATGATATTTTAAATCAGATTTCAAAATTCATAAAATCTAATTTGCGAAATCTATGGATATCTAATGATGAAATAAAAATATATATTAGAAAATCTAAAAGAAATTTTAAAGGTAATATGTATGATTTTTTTGATTTTGCTAGTATAGATGTAACTGAACCAAATAGTGGATTGTTCACAAAAATACTTAAAAAATTTGAAGAAGAATACCCAGATAAAAAAATATTTATTGAATCTGTATTAACTGAAAGATTTGCAGATTATATTAAAAATGTTTTAAAATTTGAAGAAGAAACTCCAAATTATAGCAACAATTTTTATAAAATAAAAAGTAATATAATATAATGAGAATAAGTTCGCAAAACAATCAGGTACTTTTTCAATTACCAACAGATATTATATCTAAGGATGTTAATGATAGAATGAGTAAATATTTATATAAAAATTGGATACCATATTTAGATCCAATATCATACCTTAACTCTACAATAAAAGAAGTTGTCTTTCCAAGTATTACATATGAAGGTTCTGAACAAACACTTAAATTTGGAAAGAAATTTGAGCACAAACCATCAACTAATGTTTATGATACTTATAATAGTACATTAGATATTACATTTAGAAGTGTAGATTCTCATTCTAATTATTTTATGATGCAACAGATATTCAATGAATATTATAATAATACTAGAAAATATTATTTGCCACATATTAATTTATTTATTTTAGATAAAGATGGTGATTTTTTATATTCAGTAGTATTCAGATCAGCATTATTTAAATCATTATCAGAGGTTAGATTTATGTATCAATCAATGGATGTGTCTGAGCAAACTTTTACTGTACAATTCAAATTTAATTTTATGGATGTTTATTGGGATATAAGTGAAACTCCTGATTATAAGCAAGATAATATATTTTCTTCTGAAACTTGGGATCACACCAAAGAAATATTGCCAATGACTAGACCCCAGAATAATTATAATTTATAATAAATAAAACTTTTTATCTCATATGGTATATAATCTATCATAACAGTTATATTATGGTATATAAGAATTACGGTAATTGGAATTTAGAAAATTCAATAGAGATTGATGATTTAGCTTATAAATTATATCTTATTGAGTTTGATAAAAAATATTTAAAAGGAAGTCCATATTTAGATCAAAAAACTTTTCGTATGTATTATGTAAATGAAGATAAATATTACAAAAATGCAAAAAGAAAAATTAGACTTAAAAAAATAAAACAATTAGAAAAAAAATAAACTTTCTAATATTTATAATATACAATAAAAACAAACAAACAAATAAATTATTAACTTTTTAAAAAAAAATAAAATGAATACAGAATTAATAGTAGGTGTAAATATTGGTAGTTTACCTGATCCATTTCCAGAATTGAATAATAATAAAATTCGAAAAATAAAGAGTACTGGAGACTTGAATCAAGAATATCGAGATATGTACGAACAAATGGAGAAATCTTTATCAGGAATTAAAGAGGTTAAAGAAAATCAAGTTGTTACAGGTACAATATCATCAATTAATCAAAAAGAAATCTTAATTGATTTTGGATTTAAAGATTTTATCTATGTAGAAAAACCTAAATTGAATACAGTTGTAACTGAATTACTAGTTGGTGATTCAATTGATGTTTTAATTACATCAGTTTCAGATAAACCATATTTAATCAAAGGCTCAATTACAGAACTCATCAAACAAAATGTTCATAATAAAATGAAAGAATATTATGAACAAAGATTACCACTTATTTCTGAAGTTAAATCAATGATACCAGCAGGTTATATGATGGACATTCTTATGGATAATGTTAGAGTTGAAGCATTTATGCCTAATACATTAGCAGATGTTAATAAATTATCTGATTCAGAATCTATATTGGGTGTAACATTTGAAGTAATGTTAGAAACATTACAACAAGAAAAAGGTGTTTATGTAGTATCAAGAAAGAAATATTTACAATCATTAATTCCAGATGAAGTAAGAAAATTGAAGCATGATATTACCTATGAAGGTGTTATCACAGGTACAACTCCATTTGGTGTTTTCGTTCAATTTAAAGCCACTGAAAATGGTCCTAATTGTTTAACTGGAATGGTACATAAAGCTAATATTGGTGAAAAATGGCAAGAAAAATGGAATGAAATATTACCTGGTATGACAATTGAATTCTATGTTAAGGAAGTTATCAAAAATAATAAAATTATTCTTACTCAAATTTTAAAAGAATCTATGTGGGATAGCATTAAAGTTGGTAAAGTATTAACAGGAAAAATCAGAGACATTAAAAACTTTGGTGCTCTTATTACTTTGGATGATGAAACAACTGGACTAATTCAAACTGCATATATTAACAGAAATGAGAAAAAATATAATGTTGGAGATGAAGTCAAAGTGAAAGTAATCTCATTAATTAAAGATGATAGAAAAATTTATCTAAACTTTGCTGATGTGAAGACAAAATTAGATTAATATCACAATACATTAATAAAAAAAGAGAATCAAATGATTCTCTTTTTTTATTATAATTATTTTTCAAGAACATAAGTTTTTATTTCCTCTTTAAATTTATCATTCCATTTTTTTAAATATTCATCATATAAATTTTTATATGGTTGTAAAGTTTTGATATAAGGAAAATTTTTTCTCATATCTCTCAATAGTTTTGTTGATGCCTCAAAATTTGAAGGTTTCAGTGCTGCAATTAAAGCTGATCTTAACTCATCAATTGATATATAATCTTTTTCTACTGTATAATCAACATTTTCAAATGTTCCTTCTGGTTTATATAAATCTAAATCTACTTTAAATTTATTATACCATTTTTTCAAAAATGCCATATAAATTTCTTTGTATGGAGATTCTGTTTTAATATAAGGATGATCATTTTTAATACTTCTAAGAAGTTTTACTGATGCCTCAAAATTATTAATCTGAAATATAGAATCTAACTGTTCTTCTAATTCTTCTGTTGATAAATATTCTTTTTGAATTATATTATCAGCATTATTCTCATTGAATGTTTTTAATTTTCTCATGTTTTTTATAATATATATATAATATCACATAATAATGTGCTATCATTTATATATTTTATATGTTAATTAACACATTTTATATTTTTATTATTATTTTATTGTATAAAAAAACCCTTGAAATGTATTTCAAGGGTTTTCTTTTTTAATGTTCATATGAATTTATATCTTCTATAAATTTATCATGCCATTTATTTGTATATTCATTCCATAATTCTGAATATGGAGATTCAGTTTTTACATAAGGATATTCTTCTTTAATTCTTCTCAGAATATTCAAAGATTCTTCAAAATTGTTTGTTTGTATCACAGAGTCCAATTCGTCTCTTAGTTCTTCAATTGATACATATTCTTTTTGTAATATATCATCAGAAATGTTTTCATTAAATGTTTTTAATTTTCTCATTATTGTTTTTTTTTGTATATATAAATTATTCTGAATCTTTTATAAATTGAGAATAAGTTAAATCTAAAATTACTTCTCTATCAAAAACGTTAACTGATACTTTAGATTTTTGCTTAGAATTATCCAATGTCTTAATGATTCCTTTGAACGTACTAAAAGGTCCATCTATTATTTTAACTTTTTCTTTGATATAATACATATCACCATTAACAAAAACTTCTTCTGTTGTCTTTTTTTCAAGTAATCTATCAACTTCAGATTGTCTCAAAGGTTTTTTTAATACTCCTTGAACTCCACTAATATATTTAATATATCCTTCAACATTATCTATTGATTCACATTCAATAAAAATATAGCCAGGAATATTTATTTTTTCAATGTTAATTTTTTTGCCATTCCTTAATTGCTGTGTTTTTACTGATGGTACTAAAATATTAGAAATTATATTTTCAATAGGATTAACTTTCAATTCAGTTTCTATTAATTCTTTGACTTTTTTCTCTTTGCCATTAGCAACTTTTATTACATAGTATTTCATTTTTTAAAATTATTTTTATAATTAGTATATTAACATTTAATTAAAAAGTTCAAATAAAAATTCCTTATATTTTTATATAAGGAATTTTTTAAAATCTTCTAATAATAGTTTTTCTTTTTTGAGGTTCTATTGCAGGTTGTGAATAAGGTTCAAAAGATTTATTGTCATTATATTCATCAGGAAAAAATTTATCATTGTCTGTATTATGATGTCTTTTTTTAGGCTCAAAGAAAGAATCATTACTCTCTCCTTTTTCTTCATCTCTCTTTAATCTTTGATTTATAAATTCTCTAACATAATTGTGTGCATCTTTCAAATCATCTTTCTTTTTATTTCTCAATCTTACACTTTCTCCATCTTTATTTTTTTTGAAAATTTTACATATAAAAAAACCGCCTTTTTTCTGTATTCTTGCGAAGTAATATGGCTCAGAATTTCCTGATTTATATTTTATAATTCCACCAAATACTGTTGGATCATATTTAGCTTTGCCACTAGTGAATAATTTATCATCTATAATATTGTCTTTCCAAGTTTCAAATGTTTTAATATTTTTCATATGTGTTATATATAAAACTTTTTATATTATTTTTTATATATTATAAAAAATGAATAATATTCAATGGGCAAAACTAGAAAAGTAAAAGTAGCGAAAGTAAAAAGAAATAATCAAAATTATTATAAAAATAGAAAAAGAATGCAATCTAATATTATAATAATTAATGAATTAAAAAAGATTAATGAATTAGAAAAATAATAAATAAAATAATTAGAATGAAAAATTCTTTCTTAAAATTGAGAATAGATGATGATGAATATCAAAAATTTCAAGATGTATGTGAAAATAAAGGAAAATCTATGAGTGAAGTCATGAGATCTTTCATCAGTTCATATAACAATGGAAAAAATATTATTTTATTAGATATAGACAATGAAACATTTAATCAAAGTTTAGAAATGTGCAAAAGTAAAAAAATTAAGCTTAATGATGTTGTAAAATATTTATTAAATAAAGCAATTAAAAATAAAGACAAAATATCATTCAAATAAATCTGAATAATATAAAAAAAATCATGAAAAATTTTATTTTTTCAAGATTTTTTTGTATCTTTGCATTTGAAATAAATTAAAAAATATTAAAAAAAGAGTTCTGTTTTCACAGAACTCTTTTTTATACCCATTCTTCTTCTTCAAGAAGTTCTGGCTCATATCTTAATCCAAGTTCAAATATTTTTTCATAAATCTCATTTTTACTTTTTGCTTCAAAAATCTCATTTACTGTTTCAAAATCTCCTTCAATTTGTTTTAGTAATAAAACATCTTTGGTTTCATAATCCCAAACCAATTTCCATACATTGTTCTTTTCAATTTTTTTCATAGAGAATTAATTTTTTTTATTGTAAATTAAGTTGAATATTATTCAACTTTTTAAAAAATTTTGATATATAATTATAGTATTTCTTACCCAAGTATATATTAATTAACATCTTTCAGATATTTCTATTTTTTATAAGTAACTTATTATCATATACTTATAAGTATCTGATTATTAGATATTAAAAAAATAATTAGAAATAATTAAAAACAATTAAATATAAATAAATGGCAAAACTCTATTTTAGATATTCCACAATGAATGCAGGAAAAAGTATAGATTTAATAAAAACAAACTTTAATTATACTGAGAATGGAAAAAAAACAATGTGTTTCACATCTAGTAAGGATGTTAGATATGGTTTAGGTAAAATAACATCAAGAATAGGATTATCAATTGATGCTATACCAGTTAATGATGATACAAATATTTATGATATAGTTGAAAAAGAATTAGATATATCTTGTGTTTTTGTAGATGAAGTTCAGTTCTTAACTAAGAATCACATTTTTCAATTGACAAATATAGTGGATGAATTAGATATTCCTGTGATTTGTTACGGATTGAGATCGTCCTATCTTCTTCAACCTTTTGAAAGTTCGAAATATTTAATGTCACTATCAGATTCAATTGAAGAGATTAAAACTATTTGTAGTCATTGTAAAACTAAAAAAGCAATAATCAATGCTAAAATAACTGATAATAAAATAATTACAGAAGGTGAAGAAATTATAATAGGAGGTAACGATAGTTACAAACCTTTATGTAGAAAATGTTATAAAAAATTATTAAAAGAACAGAAATGGAAAAAAATTTAAAAGAAAAAATAGAAGAAGGATATAAAAGACTTTGTATAGTAAATGTGATTTGGTCATTAATATTATTTCCTTTTGTTTTTTTATTCAGTGAAAATAATATACCAATATTTACAATTTTGTGGATGATTTGGGTTCTTATAGGATTATATTTATCACCTAAAATAACTAAGAGAATATGGCGAAAGTAGATTTTATAACACTTGCTAATATTATATTTAAAGATAAAGAAAAATATAAATTTGTAACTGATGATGAGAAAAAAGATGCATTTTTTGTTCTCAATAGAAAGTTTGCATATAAAGATTTAAGAAAAGCTCAATTCTTTAATAATAAAAATATTAATAAATCATCTTCATTAGACATTTGGAATCAGTTTTTTTATGGATCAACTAATGGAACACCTGATTGGTGGTGGAAAACAAAAAATCCTTCAAAAAACAAAATAAAATCAGAATTTAGTAATAATGATATTACATTAATTAAAGATTATTATGAAATTAAAAATAATGATATTCAATTCTTAATTAAATATTATAGTCAAGATTTGAAAGATGATATTAAAAGACTGAAGAAATTTAAAAATTAATAAAAAAAAGAGTAGATTTAAAATCTACTCTTTTTTTAGTTTTTTTTGTTTATTTTATTAGTTATATAATTATTACCTTCAATTTTTATTTTATCCTTATTTGTTCCATTTTGTAATATTATTATATCGTATGTATATTTTTTATTGATGTTTATTTCTTTGTATAGTACCAAATAATGAGTATTAAATGACATTGATCCATTAGAACAAATTTCAAGATTATCTTCATTATACGTCTTCGATATAAATGGTTTTACTTGAACTGTGAATGTTTGATTGTTGAAAATGAATGAACCATCTATTCCATTAAAATCCTCTTTTGCGTTTTTTGGATAATTAACTTTAATCAAATCAGTCATGTTAATGTTTGGATTTGTTATTTTTTTTGTTTCTTCATTGATATGTTTAATTTCTTTATATTTGTCATTTATAAACATTTCAAAATTACCTCTAGCGTATATTTCTGCTCTTGATCCTTTTGTAGAGCACTCTTCAACCGTATTATAATTATGAAAAAACATTTTACCAGAATAATGATATTGATTGAATAACTCACCATATCTTAAAAACCTAATGAATGATTCTTTGTCTCTTATATCATTAATTTTCATCATATTCTCATATGTTTTTCTATTATTTGTGAATTTATTAATATATTCTGTATGATAATAAAATCCACCAATCTCTAATAACTTATCATCAATATCACTACTATATAATGGATTTTTATAACCATGACTTTGGTATACTCTATATACATAATTACCAACCATATTTTTTATTTTCTTGAATTCTTCAAACGGTATATTAACCTGAACACATATATTATTATCATCTTTCCAACAAAATAATATATCACTTTTATCATTTTCTATCATTTATTTAAAAAACCTTAATTATTGTATTTTTAACTGTTTATTTTTTACTATTACAAATATAATAAAAAAAAGTGAAACAACCTAATGTTCCACCTTCTTTCTTTTGTAAAATTGAAAAAAGAGAGATAGCTTACACACACCTAATGTAATTTTTTATATTACTTAGTCAGGACATTAACCTGAATCTCTCATTTGTTATATAAATACAAAAACCTAGCAAACTTTAAAAAAGTCTTACTAGGTTATTTTCATTTAATATTTTTATTATTAGATTTTTACTCATAATTATATACCTTATATATAAATATTTTTTATCTATTTTTCTATATATTTTTATTTACACAAACGATCAGATGCTGAACTAGACGCAAAACTATCTGGCTTACTCATTACTTTATATTTATCTCCACATAACCAACCCATAACAGCAGTATAAACTTTATTTGATTTATTGTCTGATAATTTTGCTCCGTTTCTTGTATTTTTACTGGCATTTAAATCAACATGAATTTCAACTAACTTATTGGGAGTAGATCCATCATAAAGATTAGTATCAAATTTATGTTTATAATCAATTTCAATTAATTTTTCATTTATAGATTCCGCAACAGAATGAGCCAAATATACTTCATTCCACAATTTAGTTACAAGATCTTTAACCTTTGGCTCAGTATATGTTGCATAAACAACATGGGCACCTTTTTTTTTGTTCTCATTATAAAAAACTACAGTTACCGCATATTTAGTTCTATGCATATGACTATCTGAATCACATCCAACTATTACTTTGGATCCATTATCAATGTTTTTTACATAATTTAGAACATAATCATTAATGTTTTCAATTTTTTCTCCATTTACTTTCTTCCATGCTAACTTTTTCATTTCTGTTATAATTTTTTGTTTTTTATATTAATGATAATGTATTTTATATTTTCAAATAAGTTTATTTTTATTTTAAAAAAGATAATGATTTATAACTTTATTTAAGTACAAATTATAAACTTATCTATCAATTGTAAGTATAAACATCAATTCTATATGTAATAATTAAAATATAATGATATGTCTAAGATAAAAATTAATAATGAGTACGCTGTAAGAATAAATCATCCAGAACTTGGAGTTTTCTATTTCTCATATTGCGGGCTCAATGAAAAATTTAATCCGTTTGTTTTTACTAAAATTTTATCTAAAGTTCAAACTTGGAAAACTATAAAATTTGCAGAAAAACAAATAAATATAATTATATCACAGTTGGAATCTAATGAAGGTAAAATTTATTTATCTCTTGGAACAAATATAGAGTGTGAATATACATCTAAAATTTTTCAATCCAGAAAAAAATATTATTATCTTATTGACTCGATACAAAATGTTAGATCAAAAATAAATTTAATAACAGCAAATAAAAACGTTAACAATTTAAATGTTACATTAATTGAAGATTCAGAAGAAATTTGTAATGTTTATAAAAATATAAAAAATAATTTTTTCATAAATAAAATTAAAAAACTAGATAATTGTGATGTTGATTTTGATGAAATATTAAAATATTCAAATGATACATTATTATCTATAAATACATACAATGCAATTCAAAATGAATTAGTACTTAAAGTGAATAACTATCTTGAAGATATCTCATTATATAAAAAAGATATTTCAATCTTAGAAGATTCTAAAACTTATAAAGGATTATATTTAGATATTATAGATGCATCTTATGGATTTAGAAGATTAAAATTAAATACACTTAATTTATTACAAGATAATTAATTATACACTAATCCTGCCTGCCAATAAGTTTTTCCAGACACAGTTATATATTCATAGTCACTTAATCCATCAACAGTAATTTCATCTATTTCTGTTTCACTTGAATAATTAACTGGTTCTCCATTCCATGCTGATATATTAATTAAACTTGAAATTCTATCAATTCTGCAAGCCAAACCTACTTTATCAGAACCAGAAAAACATAATCCTATTATTTTTTTAGTTCCTGAAAAATCTGCAATTAACGCAGAACCAGAATCTCCATGCCAAATAGGATAATCACACATATCACTTATTGGTTGAGTTGTACCAGTTGTTGCTACAAAAACTATAAGATCAGAAAACACAATAGGAGTACTAACTCCTTGAATATTATATGATACTGTTGCTACTGCAGGAGATTGATAAACTAATAATTTAGTGATATATTCACCTTTAGCTCCTGTTGTTCTACCTGCACTATATAATAATGGATTATATGATATATTACCTGGTTTTAATAAGTTATTTATTTCGTCTGTTGTTGCAAATGAGTAAGAAGATGATTCTAATCCTTCTTGATTATATGATGTTTTTTTATTTATGTAAGTTTGTCCAGAATAAATTGTTGTCAATGAAACCTCTGCATAATTATATTCAGTTTGCCTTATAGGATAATATCTTTTAACTATTCCAATTGGAAACATATCATTTGGTGTTTCATGTTTTTGTCCTACTATATTACCTTTGATATTATATATTTCTCCATCTATTGATCTTTCTGAACATATAGAAGAATCATCAGAAAATACATGATTATTTGATACTCCAACTAATGAATTTGTTTCATTATCTATAGCTAAAAATCCCAATGTACCAGAATAATTATACATTGATGTAATATTACTACAAGAAACTCCACATTTCAATGGACGAAATGTATTTCTGTTTGATGGGGGAATTGTTTCCCAATCATAAAAAGAATCATCACAAAATTTTTCATAGCTACCAATTACTACATCAGTTTTTATTGTTTCATCACCAATAACTAATGAATCTGGTAATAATTGTTCTGGTTTCAATTTATCATTATCAATTTTATCTTTAACAGTAAAAACTATTGATAACTCATCAGATATTATTCCACTAGTGGTTTTATACCCATATCCAACTCCAATTATATTATCATCAGTATTTTTATGATACTCTTCTAATTTTTTTAATAACTCTTCTTGATTCATATTTTTTTTATTTCATTTGGTATATGTATAAACAATGTCTTAACTTTAAGTTTTTTGTCAATTATCTCGAATGCATTATTTGTTATTGTGGTTGTTGTGGTTGTAGTGTATATATCATTTGATATAGTTGATGTGATAATTATTACCGTTGTATTGGCTGTACTTGTATTTATCTTTGATTCTAATTGTGAAACATTTAATACTTGTTCATTTGATTGATATAACGGATGACTAGATATTATTTTAGTGTTTTTCCATGTACTACCATTTGATATTCTAAAAACCAATTTATCTTCTGATTCGTATCTTATATCTAATATTGATGTTATAAAATATTGTAAAAATTTCTTTGTTGAAGTATTGTCAAAATTATAAGATAAATACTCATTTAAAGTATTTATTTTTTTATTGATAAATTCTATAGGAATATTATTAATATTCAATTTCATATCTGCTAAAAATGAAATATTATTTATATTTAAAAAATCTTTTATGTTTTTGGACTCTCCTATATGAAGACTAAATGTCACCCAATGATCAATAAACCAGCATTTCGCAATTGGTAATTTTGAATATTCAACTGATTTTTTCATTTTATTTTATTTTTTTATCAAATCATTTACTTTATCTAATTTACTTAATGGAAAAATCCATCCAGCCTTTTTTTCGCCAGTTTTAGGATCAGTCAAAAATTTATTATATCTACATCCTAATTCTAATAAATCTTCTTTAATTTCTTTTGTTCCTTTTCCAAAAATAGCATATGCTTTATCTGAATATTTAACTAATTCAATATCAGAGTATTCTTTTTTATCAAATGTGGATATTGATTTTATGTGTTTTAATTCTGATATCTCTTTTTTTGGTTCTTTCAAAATATCCTTTTTATGTAGCATAAATAATTCAGATAAAAGCATTTGATTTCCTTCTTCATCTTCCCAATGTTTAGAAAATTTGTGCTGAGATATCACATATTTTTTAAGCAGTGAATTTACTAAAACAGAATCTATTTTTGTTTTTAAATTTCCTATTTTTATAAATTCCAAATCATCTTTCCACTCTCCTTTACCTAATCCTGTTTTAGCTTTAAAGCTATTTAATTTAAGATATAAATCATCGTTACTCATATCTAATAATATTTTAGCCTCAACAGACTTATAATCATAATCCCATGAGTAATAAGACTTATTTGTTGCTAATAATTTAAGATTTTCATTCATTTTATATAAAATATGTTTTTTATTACTATTAATTAAATTATATATAAATAAAACTTTTTTTATTTTTTCTTTTATAATTAAAAAAACAAATTAATATGATTAACTTAGATATAAATATTGGTGTAGGTAATGGAAGTAATAAACTTACTATAAATGTAGAATCAATTAAATCATTCAATAGAAAAAAAGTAGAAATTGAAAAAATGTTAAGTTATTATTTTTTTGAATTTGATACAGAAAATGTCAGAAATGAGATAAAAGAAAATGTATTGAGAATTCTGAGTAATGATTTAATAAGTACCAGAATAGAAAAACTTAAAAAATTAAATGATATTTGTGAAGGTGATAATAAATTAAAAAATTATCATCAATACAATATCATCAATAATATTGAAATAATAAAAAAATAATTATAATGGCAATAGCACAGTTTTCTAATAGTTTGAATAGCTTACATGATGTAGAGCCTATTTATCTAACACAATTTGAAGTTAGATTTAATAATACTTTTTTGACTGATAATTGTAGTTCTATAAAAAACGATATTATGATTTTTAATTTATATACTGTTAATGATGAATTACAACCATTTCAGATTATAAATAATATGATTAATAATAATACTATTATAAATTATTTAGAAATTATAAATAGTAAAAAAGATGGTACTATAAAATATTGCTCTTTTTTGAAAAATTTCTCATTTGTCGAAATTTTAGGATTTCTTGATTTTGATTGGGATTCATGGGATAAAAGTGATTCAAAAATTAAAGATTTACGTGTAAAATTTAAATATGATAAAATGGATGTAGTCACATCAAAAAATTATAACAATTTTTTAAGAAAAATTAAACTTGAGTGCATAACTAAAAAAGATTCATAATATATGAATCTTTTTTATTTTTATTCTTCTTTTTCTTCTTCTAAGAATTCAATCTCATCATCATCATCAATATTTATCAATTTTATATTATCATCATATACTACAAATTCTTTCAATTCTTCTATCATATCATAAAAATCTGATTCATCTAAACTATCAAGAAGGTCTGCCAATTCATCTTTTGATGGTTCATAATTATCTTCATCTTTATATCCATCTAAACTATTTATACCTTGATTATCTAGAATTTCTAATATCTGATCAATAGCATCATGTTTATATTCCCAAAATGATTCAGTATTGTCATTCACTCTAACTTCCCATTTATTTTCTATTTCTTCATCATTAGTGGTATTTTCTATTTCCTCGTCATCAAGAATATTTTCTTTTATATATTCAAATTCATTAAATTTTTTAAGAGCCATAATTTTTCTTTTTTTGTATATATAAAAATATAACTAACTATTTTTTATTTTCTTCTATTATATCATTTTTTATTTGTATCTTTGTAATTCAAATAATTTAATAAAATTTATATGAAAAAATTTGAAACCGTATTTAAGACTTGGATAGGGAAAAATACGAATTCACAAATCAAAGCAATTGATAAAATTTCATCTGAAACAGGAATTGACGCCGAAGATTGGTTCTTTAATAATTTCTTACGTTTACAAACTGGTGATTTTAGTGGAACTGATTTTTTAGAGGTACTACTTGAAAATTATTTATGTAATTTGACTCATAAATTTGAAAAAATTGTAGGAGAATATTTAGAAAGCACAGGAACTAGTTTTTATGGTGAGCCAATATATGATATAGATATTACATTGGATTATGATTATAAAAAAAATTGTATAGTTATTGACGAACAATATGGAAATAAATCTGATATTGAAAAAATAATAAAATCAATATCTCTTGATAATAAAATACTATTAACTAAAAATAAAATATTTACATACGTCATTAATGAAACAAAATTAAATATATTCTCAGAAAAAGAAGCAAGAATATTAAAATTGAAACAATTGAATGAAATATAAAATTGGCGATATTATCATTTTTAATAAATCTAAAAAATCAAAATCAATCATAATAGAAATTATTCATCAACATTTATTTCATTATTATAGATTTAGATTTATTGATGAAAATAATACTCACATTATGAGTTGTGAAAATGTAGATAATTCATCAGAATTCTATATTAATTATATAAGAAAAGAAAAATTAAAAAATATAAATGAAATATAAAATAGGTGATATTATCATTTTTGAAAGTTTCAAAACAAAAATAGTAAGAATTATTAATAGTAATAATTGTTATGAAATACATACATTTTTTAATAATCAAACATACACACAAGTTGTTCAATCTGAATATGTAGATAGATGCTCAAAAATAGATATTAAATCTATGAGAAAAGAAAAATTAAAAAATTTAAATGAAATATAAAATAGGTGATATTGTGGTTGGCGAAATTTTAAAAATTAAAATAGTAAGTATTTTAAATAATAAATATGAATATCGTTTAATGTGCTGTAAAAATCCAAAAGTCACAAATTGGACTACTGAATCAATAGACAATAAAACAGAATTAGATAAACAATATTTAAGAAAAGAAAAATTAAAAAAATTATATGATACTTCAGCAATGGCTAAATAATCCTGATTTTTTGGATAAAAATCAGTTTGAAAAAAGAAAAGTATTAAAAAGAAGCATATTATCAGATAAATATTGTTTAGTAGGTAAAACATATATATGCTTTGATAATGAAAACTATTGCTCAAATATGAGATTTTATAGTTCTAATAGCTATTGTAATTTGACTATAGGTAAATCATATGAAATATTAGATCATAAAATTGGTAAGGTAAGAATACTAAATGATAGCAACAAAAAAATTTGGACTACAATTAATAGATTTATATATTCAATAAAATATGAAAGAAAAGATAAATTAAAAAAAATATCTAAATCAGATGATGAAATTTTTATTGACATATCAGAAAAAAAATTGATTTGTGTTTTATGCGGACAAGAATGGGGAATAGAAAATAAATTCACAAATACATGTGAAAATGTTGAATGTAATGGCTTTTGTACATGGGGATATTATCCAATGATACCAGAAAGTTTCACAATTGATGATAATGGATTTTGGCATTTAATACCTTTTCCTAAGGATTTAAAAGAATTATATAATTATAAAATTAAATAAATATGTTAGATAAAAAATCAACTCAACGTATAAAAGACTATGTTATCAGCACAGGTAAAAAGATAACAGTAAAAAGTGGTAGATGTAGATATAATTTTAGATGTCAAATGAATGCAGTAAATGATGCATTATGTAGTGGTCAAACAACAGTAGGAATGTGTGTTTGTATTAATAGTGATAATTGTTTTATTCATTTTGTTAATATTTCAAAAAATAACACATTCATTGATAATACATTGGGACAATGGTCAGTTAAATATAAATATTATTTAGTAAAAATTATTGAAAAAAAAGATTTTTTAAATATAAATGATATTTTTCTTAAATATAGAAAAGAATTGCATCAAAAATTACCTTTATACTTGAGAATGGTAAATACAATTGAATTTTAAATGATAATTGATAAAGGTTGGGGATATTGGGATTTGAAAAATTCCACAAGACTTGATGATATTGCATATTATTCATTTGTTCAAGATTATGTGAAGGACTATAAAGATTCAATATCATTTATGTCAAATATGGATTATGAACCACCTGATCAAACTTGGTTTTATTATCAAAGAAATAAAAATAGTCATTATTCTTATCATTACAATAGTGCAAATAATTTTTTAAGAAAAGAAAAACTTGTTAAATTAAAAGAAATACAATAAATAATGAAAAAGAAAATAGTAATATTCACTGGTGCTGGAATAAGTGCAGAAAGCGGAATTCAAACTTTCAGGGATTCTGACGGACTTTGGGAGCAATATGATGTAAAAGACGTTGCAACTATTGATGGTTGGAGAAAAGATAGACAATTAGTTTTAAAATTTTATAATGAAAGACATAAACAATTAGATACTGTAGAACCTAATTCAGCTCATTACTTTCTTGCTGAATTGGAAAAAAAGTATGATGTTCAGATAGTTACTCAAAATGTCGACGATCTCCATGAGAGAGCAGGAAGTACAAATGTTCTACATCTTCATGGACAATTAACAAAGATGAGAGCATTTAATAATTTTACTGTTTATGATTGGCCAAAAGATTTTGACATACAAACAGATAGTGTGGATGAAAATGGCGATACATTAAGACCACATATTGTTTGGTTTGGAGAAGCTGTTCCAAATATGGGTAAAGCTGAAAAAATAACAAAAGAAGCAGATATACTTATTGTAATTGGAACATCATTACAAGTTTATCCTGCAGCAAATTTATTATATAAAGCAAATTTTAGAGCACCTATATATTATATTGATCCTTCTGATTCTGATATTGGTATAGATATTAAAAATTTTACTCATATAAAAGAAACAGCAACAGAAGGAGTTAAAAAATTAAAATTGTGATGATAGAAAATAAAAGTGAAAAATACGGAAAATATTATGGAGAGTTAGTTGATTTTGACTACACTGCAAATATGATATATTCAGATTGGAGCGAGAGAGAGACTTCAATGTTTTGTGAACAACTAGAAGAATACGGAGTAACAGAAATAATTTTTGACGTTGAAGATGGGGAAAATGAAAATAAATACTCATCAACATTATATATTGAAACAACAGATGAAACAGATTACAAAAAACTTATGATGTTAATTTTATCAAAACATCCTGATGAGTTTTCAGAAGAAACAAATAATCACTTTAGATTTTGGGTTGATTAAAAACATTAAACAAATTAAAAATATAATATTATGCCAAGTGTTACAGAAAAATTAGAAGAATATTTAAAATTTTTAAAAACTCCTGAGGGAGAAGAAAGCATTCTTGAATTTCAAAAAGTAATTCAATTGGAAGAAGATATCAAAAATATAAACATTGAAAGAGTAAAAAAAATGTTCAATGATCAAGAAACTTTTGATTCTTTAGTCAATAGAATAATAAGAAAAAATGGAGAAGAATGGAGGGACAAATGTTACAAAAATGGTTGTACCCCATATCCAACTCAACTATTATACTCGTTGTTTGATTTAGCAGAAAAAGAAGGAACTGAAATAACAGAATCTATTGATGATTTTACAAGTCATTTTCCGTCTGACATCTGTGAATATAACGGTTGGCAATTTGCTTTGACATATGGTCAAGGTACATGTAGTAGTATATACTACAATAAAAAATTAATGTATAGAGATTGAATTCAATTAAAACAGTAAAATCAAGATATAGTATAACTACAATTTCACCAAATTTTTATAGTAATTTGTCATTAAGTGGCAATACAAATGATATTATTTCTGGTTCAACTGGATTATTAGAGCAAGGTTATATATTTGTTCCTTATATAATGGCTACAACAACATCAATTATTACTGAATCAAGAGAACGTAAGATAAACAGACTAAGAGAAGAAAGAGTAGAAAAACTTAAAAAATTAGGATGGAATGACTGATAAAAAATATAAACAAGGAGATGAAGTTGTATGTATTAATAATGATGGAGGTTATGATAAATATTTAACAATTGGAAAAAAATATAAAATTCATTATATTTATAAAGGAAAATTAACCAATTTAGATCATTTTAGGATAAAATCTGACAAAATAAATTCATTTTTTATAAGTCCATTAGGAATAATTTTTTTATCACCAAATGAGTTTAAAATTAAGAAAAGAAAAGAAAAATTAGAAAAAATCAATAAATTAATTTTTAATGATATTTAATCAAGGAGATGAAGTTGTTTGTATTCAAAATGTTGGTTATACTGATTTTTTAACAATTAGCAAATCATATAAAGTTTTACTTTCCTACTATGGAAGTGTAACAGAAACTGAACATATACGTGTTCAGAAAGATGATAAAAATGGTCATGTTGATATATTTAGTAGTAGATTTATATCTATCAAAGAATTCAAAAAAATAAAAAGAAAAGAAAAACTAAATATATTAAATCTAATATAACATATAAATAATAAAAATAAAATAGGATATGAAAATTTTAAGAAAAAAAGACACTTTTAAGAAAGTACCTGACGCAAGCATTAATGATGTTGTAGCTATCAAATCTTATATTGAACAAGGATGGAAGCATTGTTCAAAAAAAGAATATAAAGATTTTTTCAAAACTGCAGTTTCTGAGAAATTAGTTGAAAAGAAAATTGAAAAAGAAGAAATTAAAGAAAAAAAGAAAGAAAAGAAGCACGGCAAATGATTTTAGATATAATCAAATATGATGATTCTAACTCAGGAAAATTAAGAAAACTAAATGTAAATGTAAAAAAGGAAAATCCTTTTTTGCTTTCACTTATTAAAAATATGTTTGAAACTCTTAATTATCACAAATTTGAATTTGGGTTATCTGCTCCACAAGTTGGACATAACTTAAATTTATTTGTTATTAATAATCCTGATTTAAAAGAAGTATTTATTAATCCAGAAATATATTTAGAAGGACTTTTTATTCAAAACAAAGAAAGATGTTTAAGCTTACCAAATTTAGAATTTCCTATAAATAGGAGATCAATTGTTAAGATTAAATATTATGATATAAATTGGAATTATAAAATGTCTTCGTTTAAAGATTTAAATGCCATAGCTATTCAACATCAATTTGATCATATTAACGGAAAATTAATTATTTGATGAATATATTTAATAGAAAAAAAAGGGAATTAAAAAGGGAACTAAAATACAATGAACTGAACAAATTATTCAGGATTAAACATGGTATAATTTGTAATTGGAGGATTAAAAAATATACTTTGCATCCAACTACAGTTGAAGGACTTGTTTTTGATGAAAAGTTTAATTCATTTTTTTTGAGAGAATATGGAATATTTCCACATTCCTTTAATGAGTTTGCTTGTATTAACTATTCCTTTGATCCAAAATTTGATAATTTTCCAGTTGATAAATTACAGGAATTATATAATAAAATTGAGTCTGTTTTTCCTGATCCATTTATTAAAATTAATAGATTAAAAAAATTAAAAAATATTAATTCTGTTAAATATGAAGAACGGTGATAAAATTACTTATATTAGTAACGATATTTGTGTTTTTGATAAATATAAAACATATACTATTATTAATATACACAATGATATTATAACATATGTGAGTTATCTTGATAATTATAAAAAGTTATGGTATATAGGTTGTAGTTATACTATGAATAAATTCATAACATATAATCAATATAGAAAATTAAAATTAAATAAAATTAATGAAAAAATATGTTAGTAAAAGAATTAATAGAAAAAATAGAAGAATTAAGAGTAATATATCCTAATATTGATGATATTGAAATTGGACCACTTTTTAATGGTGATTTAGTGATGATGATTAGTGATTTGACAATAGAAGAAGGCTCAGGATGGGAAACTGACGATGCAATTGGCATTATTTGGAATTGTTAAGTTTTTATAAAAAATAATAAATATTAAATGTTAGAAGAAATCATAAATAACTATCCAGATGAAGGAATTTTATCTGCTGATGGATTGGATGATGCAGTAATTGGATTAGAAATGAATTCAATGAGGTTAATATATTCAGTATCTAAATGTATTGAAATTTTTATCAATGATGGAATGACAGAAGAAGAAGCATTAGAATTCTTTGAATTTAATACAGCAGGATCTTATATGGGTGAACACACTCCAATATGGTGCTACGATGATTTTTAATTGATATAAAAATAAATAATTTTTTTATATCAATTATTTTCATTATATTTGTAAAAAAATATGAAAGATAAAAAATCAGATGAAATATATTCAAATTGGGTCAAAGAATCAGGAATAAAAGATTTAACTGGTAACCAATCAAAATTTGTCAAAATGATTATATCAAATAGAAAAATTATCTGTGAAATCGGAAGTTTTAATAAAGTTTTTGTTAGCATTTATAAATATTTGAAAAATAATCGTGAAAAATTAGAAGATTAAATATGAAATCAATACTTTACAAAAAAGGTGAAAAATTTGTTTGTATAGATAATACATCTAGATATACTGGAGTAGAATTAGGCTATTCTTCTTTGACGTTATTGAAAATTGGCGGTGTTTACACATTTCGTGATATTAATAGTTATGGCGAAATGAATTTTTTGGAACTACGCGGATATAGTTTCAGAAAGCAAAGGTTTGTGAAATATTCAGAGTTAAGAAAGATAAAATTAGAAAAATTAAATACTATAAACATATAATCATGAGTCTAAAAGCATATGACGGTATGATGACCAGAAATGGTTTAGCATACATACAAGAAGAAATCTTAAAAAGAATTGATAGATTTGAAGATGCATCACAAAATGAATTAGCAAAATGTTATGCTAAAGATATTATATTACATGTAGATGAAAAATGTGACATTATTCATCAAATGGAATATTTATCAATTAATGATAGTGAAGAATTAAAAAATAAAATAAAAGAAATTAGTATAAAAGAAGATACTACTTTGATGTCTTATTTATTTCAATCAGGTAAAATATTATCAAAAAGTCAATATAAAAATGATTTTATGGTTGATCTTAGTTTATCAATTGATTGTAGAGATGATAAAATACTAATTTTTCCAAATATAAATGTAGGCGAGCATAGAACAATCCTTTTAGAATTTCTAAATGATTGGTATTGTCAAAACCAATCTGATCCAGATGAAAATGTAAAAGAAGATGAATGGGATGAAAGAGAAAAAGATTGGTATGTATTTAATGAACATAAAGGATTATCAATGAAGATTATGATATTTGATACAAATAATTATTCTAAAAATTTAAATGAACATTTTAGAGGTGAAATATTATATCAAAAAATACTCGAAAATATTCCTTCAGATGATATTAGAAAAAGGAAAATAGTAACTAATATTTTAATTAGTGAGAAATTAAAAGATAATGATGATTATTCAACTGTTTGGAATATATTGGGAGAGTTAAAGAAAGATGACAACTCAGAAATAACTGAATATATAAACTCACATGATATTCAATTATTTAAAATTGATAAAGAATTTCTTGATACTGAATTATTAAAACCTAAAACAGAACTTGATGAGTATATAAAAACTCATAATATTGAATTAAAAAAATAACAATTTAAATCCATCTATTTAAGATGGATTTTTTTATATATAATAATAAATAAAAAATAATTTATTATGACAGTATATAGTTTTGATGAATATTATGGCAAGAAATATCAAGTAGATAGATATTATGATAATATGATGAGAGTAGTTGATGATTATGTAAATACTAATGATGAATTTAGAAAAAACCACAAAGTTCAAAATTCACCTTATTTTGTTATAAAATCAGATAGTATACATAAAAGTTCACTTAAACCAGGAGGATATAATATAAATTACACTTTGAAAAAAAATTATCAAAAGGGAACAATAAATATAACTGATGAAGAATATAATGATTTAGTTGAATATATGAAAGATACAGAATTATATAAATCTACAAAAAAATTCAATTTATAATGAGCAAAAAAGTCAAAGATTGGAATTCATTTATTTTAGAACAACAGAGTATAGAAAACTCTATATATTCAATATTTGATATTGATGATAATTTACTTATCATGAATACTCCTTTACACTTTCAACATTTTGAAAATGGTAAATGGATAAATAAAGATATATCAATTCAAGATTTTTCTAAAATAAGACTTGAATATCCAGATAATTATATTGATAATAATGAATGGAAATCAGACACTAAATATACATTTTCTGAATTTGGAGACAACGGTCCAAGATTAGATAATTCACTTGTTGATGATATTAAAAAATCAATAAAGAATAAAAATTTTGGTCCATCATGGGAGTCATTTTTAACAACTCTAAAAGAAGGTAGATTATTTGCTATCATTACCACAAGAGGACATGAACCTAATACTATACATTCATCAGTAAGATATATAATAGATAATGTATTAGACATAGATGATAAAAATATAATGATAACAAATATAGAAAAATATAATAAATTATTCAAATTTGAATCAACTGATAAAATAGAAAATTATTTAGACTGCTGTTATTTTATTGGATTAATGTCTCAAGCATTCAAAGATGAGTTTTATTTTACTCCAACAATGAAAACAAGACATTTAGCTATACAAGATGCAACTAACAAATTTTCAAATTACGTTAAAGAAATTTCTCCTGGTACAATAGATTCATTCATTAGTAATGAGAAATCATTAGACTTTCCTGAATTTTATAGCATTTCTAATTCTGTCACCAATAAAACAGAACAAGTAAAAGTTAAAATATAATAAATATCAAATATTTAATAAATATATCTTGAATAATTTTTTTATTCAAGATATTTTTTTTATCTTTGTACTTCATAAACAAAAAATATAAAAAATGAAAATATCAGAAATTTATCAATTATTAGAATATGGTATGTTTAAATCTGCTTCAGTTGAAGTTAAGAAACTAAATCAGAAATATCGTGATGGAGAACCTGAAATAAGTGATCCAGAATATGATAAATTGATTTCAACATTTCAAAATTTGGATCCAGACAATGAAATATTTGAATCTGGTGTAATTGAAGATAGTGGAACTGTCAATCCAGACAGAAAAGAAAATTTAAAATTTCCAATGTATTCATTGAATAAATTTCATACTATTGAGGAAATTCACAAATGGTTATCAAACAAAGGAATATCATTAGAAATAGAATTGGTTTGTACATCGAAATATGATGGAATGTCAATTCTTAAAGATGAATATAAACAACTTGCTTGGTCAAGAGGTGATGGCATAATTGGAGAAACTATGCATAAGCATTATGAAATGATAAATGATAATAGTAAAAAAATTAATTTATTTACTATTGGGGAATTCATTATACCAAAGCCTGTTTTTAATAGTAGATTGTTTTATAGAGACAATGGAGAAGCATTTAAAAATGCTCGTAATATGGTTGCTGGACTTAAAAATTCTGATACAGTATCAAAAGATTTAAAGAATGCTAAACATATTCGTTATGGTTATGCAAGTGAAGATTTCACCCAAGATAAATCTGAACAACTAGAATTCATCTGCAAAAATTTCTCTAATGTACCATACAAAATATTCAAAGCAATTGATTTGAATTTTGATGAATTAAATGATATTTATATTGAATGGAACAAAGAATATGATATTGATGGACTTGTTTTTGATATAAATGATAAAGACATTAGAAAAAAACTTGGGCGTGAAACTAATAATAATCCTGCATATTCAAGAGCATATAAGAACCCAGAATGGGCAGAATCAAAGGAAACTAAAATTTTAGAAATTGTAAAAGAAGTCTCTAAAAACGGCTTACTTAAACCAGTAGCTTTAATTGTACCTATCCTATTAGATGGAGCCACAGTATCACGTGTTACATTAAATAACTATAAATTTGTTAGAATAAATGATTTAGGAGTTGGTTCTGTAATTGGAGTGATGCGTAGTGGAGGAGTAATACCAAAGATTGTAAAAATTATTAAGGCGACTGGATTTGAAATGCCTACATTTGGTAGTTCAAAAGTTTTCTGGAATGAAAATGAAGTAGAATTGATGGTAGAAGGAACTGAAGAACAAGAAATAAAAAAACTTATTTCATTCTTTGAAATTCTTGAAGCTGAATATGTATCAGAAGGTACTATTAATCAATTATATAATTCTGGTTACAAAACAATTAAACAGATATTAGATTTGACACCAGATGAATTAGAAAGACTTGATAGATTTGGTGAAAGAAAATCATCAATAGTTTATGAGTCAATTCATAAATCTGTCACAAACGTTAAACTATCAAAACTGATGCACGCTACATGTATATTCACAAACTTAGGAAGTAAGAAAATTGAGTTACTAATGCATTTTGATGGTAAGCCTACATTTGAACAAATACTTGAAGTAAAAGGATTCTCTGATAAGTCAGCAAAATCATATCTTGAAGGTTATGATAAGTTCTATGATTTTATTAAAGATTTACCTATCAAAATACAATCAAATGATGTTCCTGATGTAGAAATAGTTGGTGATGATTTGGAAAATATATCATTTTGCTTCACTGGAATAAGAAGAAAAGATTTAGAAGAAATTATAATTTCAAAATCAGGAAAAATTGCATCTGGTGTATCAAAAAATTTGACATATTTAGTATGTAAAGACAAAAATGCTGGAACATCAAAATTAGTAAAAGCAGAAGAGATTGGTGTGAAATTGTTAAGTGTTGAAGATTTAGAAAAAATGTTGAATAATTAATTTGGCAATTAGAAATAAATACACTATCTTTATAAGATAAAAATAAATAATGACAGCATTAGAAGTATATAATTTTTTAAAAAATTCAGGAAAATTTTCAGATTTAATTTTTGGAGAACCAAATTCTAACGTAAGATATTCTCCATTTGCAGAAATAAAGTATGTTATAAACAAATCAGAATATATTATAGAAGTCACTAATGAATATCAATACTCTTTTTTTAGTTGTCATCCATTTACAGATATTAAAGGATTAGAATTTGTTATTCTTAATGATTTTTGTGAAGAAAAAACAATTATATCTAATTTCAAAAGATTATTAAAAAAAATAATAAAATTGGATATTTACATCCAAAATAGAGAAATTGATAAAATTGTGATAAAAGATATAATAAATAATCATATTAAAAAAACATATAATTTAAATGTTGATTTGACATACGGATATTTAAGTAAATTATTCAAAAATTACATGACTATTAAATTTTCACCAAAAAATATCACGTCAAGAATAAAAAGAAAGCCATCATACCACCAAGTATCATATAATAAAAAATTATTTGATACTTCATTAGAACATTATTCGAAATATGATATTTGGGTATTTTTTAATAATAATAACTCTCATGTCGCATTAAATTTATATTATGACGGAGAATCAAAAAAATTATTATCAATTGCAAAAAATGAATCATATCAGCCTTTTAGCAATGATATAACTAAAATAATAAGAAAAGAAAAACTTATTAAACTTATGAATGATGACTGATATTGAGACAATAGAAATAATTAAAAAATACATATTAAAAAAGAAATTTGAAATTGAAATTGGTAGTGTTGATAAAAATTATATATCATTTTATTATAACTTAAATGATTCAGATTATTGTATTAATATATTCATTGAAAAAAACAAAAATAATCAGTCAGTTATAAAATATTATTCAAATTGTAATATTTTTAATATAAATAGATTGAGAACTTCTGTATCAAGCAAAAATTATTTACGTAGTATTTATGATAATTTGATTTATATTAAAACTGAGTTGAATAAAATATCAAGATATGAAAAAGAAAGATATGATAATAATAAAAAATATTGCACAGAGTTAGAAAGTCATTATAAAAAAATTCATGATAATGTTAATATTGAAGTTTTTTTTCCTAATGACGATAATATTAATATTAAAATAACTGGTTATAATAATAACAAAATTACTATTTATAGCATAAATTATACTGACAATAAATATTACCTTAATAGTCTTGAAGAAAAATATTCACCAAATAAAACAATATGAAAGCACTACACATCACATCAGAATCTAATGGTTACGAAGAAGTAGAATTACTTGCAAACAGAGTATCAAGAACAAATGGACTTGCTGTAATTGAGATAAACGGAGAAATATTAATGACTGGAGGTTTTTTAATTCAAGATACGCCTGAAATAAGAATTATATTGGATAACACATCAAAAGATAAGCAATTTGATTTAATAAAATCAATAAAAATGGATCCATTTGCTGCATTCTATTATGAAGAATAATTATGATATTTTCAGATAAAAAATATTCACATTTAGAAGATGTTGAAGGTAATAAAATATATGATATTATTACTTACCCTTATCTATTCGGATTTGATGGGTCTTATGATGATATTGTATTAGAATTAAAAATAAATTCTGATAATACAATGGATTTGAAGTTTGATAATAATACATTGTCAGGATTTAATAATACTTCAAATAAACAATTTTCTGTTTGTAAAACAAAGCAAGATAGTATGCTTAAAATATTTAAAAAACAATTATTGAAGTACCCTTATCCAACTGATGAACTAACTTTAATATTTAGTAAATAATATAAACTTATTGGTTTTCTTGTAGTATATAAGAAAAAATTAAATTTATGAATTATAATATAACGGTGTTTCTTGACGATAGTAGTATAATAACTATACCTGCTGAGTATGAAAATGAATATACACTAAAACAAAACGTGACTGCAATAGGAAATAATGGTGTATGGGAAAGTACGGGAAGTGATTATATATTTACTCCTTCTCATAGAATATTCAAAATTGATGTATGGAAAGACAAAAAATAAATTTCTAAAAATAAAATAAAATAAAATAAAATATGAAAATAAAAGAATACAAAATTCAAATGACATTATCAATTGAATCAGAAGAAGCGGATTATGAAAGAGTAGAACAATTTGCTCAAGAACTTGCAGAGAGTCTTATTCAAGATAATCCAGTATCATACGATGATATTGATATCGTTGAAACTGTAGTTACCGAAGTTCAAGATCTTAATGATGATGAAGATTTCACAAATTTAGATAAAAATGGTGATGAAATTGAAGAAGAAGAATATTAATTAAAAAATAATTAAATAAATTATAAAAGTAAAACTTTATATATTATTAAAACTAAACAATAAACAAATTATTAAATAAAAAATTATGAACATTACCGAACAATTATCAGAAATGGTTAATCCATCTACTGAAATCCAACAAAATTTTCTTGAAGAAGTTAAAAAAGTTAAAATCTTTGATCTTAATGAAACTGATAAATTAGCTTTGATTGATTTTCTTTGTGATAAAGCTGAACAAGATTTAGCTTTCGATTATCTTTATCATGTATTGGATAATGAAATTTCATATCCTATTGATGATGAAAAAGTAAAAACACTTTTTGCTGACGAAAGAATGCAAAAAATGAAAGATTTAATGTTAGCTCAACTTAACGATGAAGATTCTGAAGATTCAACTGACGAACCAGTAGAAGATTAATTTTCAAATTAACTTTCTAATAAACCTATAATTTTACAATAAATCATATTAGTTTATTGTTAAATTATAGGTTTATTATTAATATTATATTGTTTATTAAAAAATTTTCAGTATCTTTGTATCTAATCAATTAATCAAATAATAATTAAAATATTAAATTATGAACAAAAACGCATTTAGAAATTATGCTACTAAGCATTTAGGTATTAATGGAACATTGGTAGATGATGTGACAAAATATCAAGTCAAGAATTTTGGTTTATCTCCTCATGTTTTAGAAGAAAGACAACTTAATGTAACCCAATTGTCCGTATTTGATAGACTTATGATGGATAGAATTCTATGGGTGTCTGGTGAAGTGGATGATACAATGTCTGATATTATTCAAGCACAATTATTATATTTAGAGGATTCTGATCCTAAAAAAGATATTACAATGCAAATATCAACACCAGGAGGATCAGTTATTCATGGGTTAGGTATAATTGATGTTATGGATTATATTAAGCCTGATGTAGCCACAGTTAATTTAGGAATGTGTGCTTCAATGGGTAGCGTTCTTCTATCATCTGGTGCAAAAGGCAAACGTTCATCTTTAATTAATTCTACTGTTATGTTACATCACGTTGCTGCAGGAAATAGTGGGAAAGTAGATGATACTCGTATTAGTCAAATGGAGACTGAAAAATATAATTTTTTACTATTCAAAATTCTGGCAAAAAATTCTGGAAAATCATTTGAAGAAATTCATGATTTCTGTCAAAGAGACATGTGGCTAAATTCTGATGAAGCATTAAATTATGGTTTGATTGATTCTATTATCGGATTAACTGATAACAAATCAAATTCTATTACAACTATGATGGATGGTTTTGATGAATATTATATGAAATATGTATTTAAACAAGTAAAATAATATGACTGGAAAATTAGATAATTATTTAGTTGAAAAATATCCTAAAATTTTCATAAATCGTTATGGTGATATGAAATCTACTGCAATGTGTTGGGGATTTGAACATGGAGATGGTTGGTTTTGGATATTAGATCAACTATGTTATTCTATTCAAAGTTATATTGATATGAGTAATGAATATTTATCTGATGATAAGAAAATTCCTCAATTAGTTGCATCACAAATAAAAGAGAAATTTGGAACTCTTAATTTTTATTATGATGGAGGAAATTCTGAAATTGATGGAATGGTTAGATTTGCTGAAAATATGTCAGCAGGAGTATGTGAGTTTTGTGGATCAACTGAAAACATTGGAGGAACAAAAGGATGGATTTCAATTATATGCAAGTCATGTTATGATAATTCATCAGATAATGTCAAAAATAGAGTATGGACAGAACGCAAAAATAATCTTTCATATAGTAACACAATGAAAGAAGTTAGAAAAATAAAACTTGATAAATTAAATAGAGATTTATAATAAAAAATAGTTAGATTTATATCTAACTATTTTTTTATATGAAATATTTTACTTATATTTGTATTTCAAGAATTGAAAATATGGAATACAAAGATTTAATAAAAACGATTAAAAAATACGAAGGTTCATATATAGAGTTTATAATGGATTTAAGTCATAATAATAAATGGTTTTTGATGACGATCAAAGAAGATTTATTTAAAATGAATTATAAAATAATAATTCTGAATAATATATTTAGTTTTTATGAATTACAAAAAATTACAAAAAATATAGAAGAAAAAACAATAATTTTTGTAAATAATAAAATAGATAATAATAATTTTAAAGATCCGTATAGATATTTCAATGAAAATTGTACTATAATATTTTTATGTGAATATTATAAGCATAAAAATAATAACTCAGTAAATAATATACTTAGTGACTTTAATAACATAAGATTAACATATTCATCAGGTTTAATAGTTTCTGTAATATCAGATAAAGTAAAAATCGAAAAATCAAGAATTGAAAGAATTGATTGTGATAGTTATTTCTATACATATACTGCAGTAAGAAAATTAAAATTAAAAATAATAAATTATAAAATTGAAAATAATATAATATGAAAGATGTAAAAGAATTTGTAGAACAATTAGTCAATATTGATTTAATTGAAAATGAAGATTGTTATGGTCATTATCCATTTCAATTATTTGTAGAAACAAGTGATGGTAAATTCGAAATGAATTCATTGGCATTGGGTGGTGATGTTGAATCATGCTACAGTAGAGTAAAGAATTATTTTAAAGATGGCGCAAAGAGAATGTTCATGTCATTAGATTTTCCTGGCTCTCAAGATATTGAAAATGATTTTGTGTGTATTTACTCAATTGTGGATGGTGATTTTGATGTATATGCAATTCCATATGACACAGAAACTGGAGAAGTATATGAAGAGATTCATAAAAGTGTTTTATTAGATAAAATTCTTGATGATTTCAAAACTCTTTGCTTGAAATAAAAATAATTATATAAACTGAAATTCCTGAAATTATAAAATTTCAGGAATTTCTCTTTTTAGTACATTGTAAATGTGAAAATTTTTAATTCTCATCATTGCAATTGTTTTTAATTCTTTTTTCCAGTTTGTTGTTGATAAAACTTCAATGATTCTACTTTTCAATTTATCGTTGTGAATGAAAATCTTATATTCTCCTGCATATCTCTTATCATCTTTTGCTAATATCTTTCCTGCACATCCTGACCCCCAATAAACCATTCTCAAATCAAAATCATCAATCTCATTATATCCTTTGAATGTTTCTCTTACAATAGTCAAATCTTTCATCTTAAAATCAGGTTTAGTGTTTAATCCTTTTTCTGGCCTTTTATAAATATTAAAAGAACAATGTACATTTCTATCTGAATAAAATTGTAAGCCTAAATCTTCACTATATATTAAATCAAATTCATATAAGCTTGATACATTATCAAATTGAGAAATAGGCAAAATAAAAGAAATATAATCACCCAGTTCTACAGATTTTTTAAAAAATTTATTAACTAAGTGCATTTTTGTTCCATATGGAGGATTTCCAATAATCAATCTACCTTTCTTATACGGTATGTTTAATTGTAAATAATCCTGTTTAATAATATTTTCATATTCTGGCTCAATATCATACGACGTACAATTTAATTGATTGGAAAAAGATCCATTACCAGCACTTGGCTCAATAATATCTGTAATGTTCTTATTATCAACTAATTCAAAAGTTTTATCAATACAATATTTTGAAAGTTCTATCGGAGTATAGTATTTATCATTTTCTATTTTAGCCATTAAATAATTTATTTTTTATTTTATATAAAATAATTGATGATAAGTTTGGTAAATACAAATAAACGAATTATCTTTGTATCTCAATTAAAAACAAATAATAATTATTATTAAAAACAAAAACAAAAAAAGTATGAAAAAACAATTGATTTTAGTATGTGTGATTGTATTGGCAGTAATGTCATCTTGTATGAAACCTTATCAGGTACAAAAGTATCAGGAGATTAAACCAAATGAAACTGCTTATGTAATTCCATTAGAAAATGGAACTCAAGTTAATCAAAGTAAATTAAAATCCCAAACTTATCTCGAACAAAACAAAGTAGTTGCAAAACGTATTTACATTCCAACACAATGGCACAAGACAGGCAGGATGTCAAATAGTGGTGAATGGATTCCATCTGTTAGAGTTATTATTGTAGATCGTACTCCTGTTACACGTGAATGGAATGGTGCAGGTGGTGGATCAAATAAAGCATCAAATGACGCAATTGAAGTAGAATCTAAAGAATCAATTGGATTTGCAGTTTGTATAACAGTAACAGCATCTATTCCAGAAGATTGGTCCACATTATTCTTATATTCATATAGTGGAAGATCTTTAGCTGACTTGATGGACACTGATGTTCGAGGATATGTTCAAAAAAGTTTAACTACACAATTTGGTGATAGAAACTTAACAGGAGGACAGAACGATAGAAGTATTATTTTCTCTCAAATGTCAAAAGATGTAACAGAACACTTTGCATTATATGGTATCAAAATTATGAACATTGGTTCTGCTGGACAATTTACTTATTCTAATCCTAGTATTCAAGCAGCAATTAATGAAAAGTATTCATCTGAAATGAACATTAAAACTGCTGAGAATAAAGTAATTGCAGCTAATAAGTTTGCCAAAGCAAAAGCATCAATTGAAGCACAGAGTCATCTTGATGCAGACATTGCTATAAAATTAGCATTTGCAGATGCAGTAAAAAATGGTAAGCTTCAAATCCCAAACAATCTTACAATCGCTGGTGGAAATTTTTCAATGCTTGAATTATATGGATTGAAGAGTATGAATGCTATCACTTCAACAAAATCAAAACGATAATGAGAAACAAAATAATCAAATCATTGTTAGTTGTTCTTCTATTAATTTCTATTGGATTATCATACAAATTAGTTGTTTATAAAACAACACAAGATTATTCTGCAGTAGCAGCTAATCAACTCACTGATGATAATTCATATTATACATTAAAAACACAAAAAACAGCATTCAATTTTATTGATGTTATATATGGTGTTTCTATCCTTGGCTCTTTAAGCTTATTCTACTTAATTTGGAAACCAAAAAAAGAAGTTGAATTAGATAATGTCATGGAAGATGATTCAAATGAATTAAAAGAAGATGTAAAAGAAGAAGTCTAAAAAATAATATTAAAATAAATTGAAAAATCCTTGCACACGCAAGGATTTTTTTTTATCTTTGTATTTAATATAATCATATAAAAACAATTTTTAAAAACTTATAAATTATGGATTTTCAAACTGGTATATATGTAGGATTACTTATTATTTTTGTTATAGTTGTATTAATATCACAATTATATAAAATCTCTAATGACGGAAAGAAAGATATTCTTGATGAAATGTTTAATAACGGTGACATTTCAACAGAATCATACAAAAAATATAAAAATAAATTATGAAAGTAAAAAAATGTGATTTTACGCTCAAAGTATCAAATACAGTAGAGTGGTTGAAAGATATGGATGAATGGACATGTCCATTAAGTATATCAGTTTGGATAAAAAAAGATGAATGTATGTATGATCAACATTTTACTGAGGATTTTCCAATATTAGATGATTTGGAAATTGAAGAACCTGGTGAAGGCGATATGTACTACTACGGAGAAACCCCAGTCACACCAGAAGAAATGGTAATAAAATTACAGAAATTAGGATTTGAAGCAGAAATATTCACAAAACCAAATTTTGATTAAATTTATCATGGAAGAAGAAATCGTAAAATCATATAATTTTATGTGATTTTACCGAACTATATTATGATATCAGAATAAATTAAAAATTAAAAATATGAGTAAATATAAAATAACACAAGAATTATTAGTTAAAGTAAAATTACTTTATCCTGATTGTGATGTTTTTGAATCTAAAATAAAAAAAGACTTTATTGGAGTACGTAGGTTTCTTGGTAAATCAAAATACTACAGAGATGATAAAACAACATTTGAAGTTGATATGACATCAGTTGATTATTTTCATGTAGCAGAAGCTATTTTAGACACTAATAACTTATAATATGATAACTAAAACTTTGAACAATAAAACCTTTATATTCAAAGACTATGAAGAGCCAGACTATAAAGAAATTTCATATGAAGGCAAAACATACAAATATAAACAAGGTGAAAACCAATACGGAAATAAAACATATTTTTACTATGGCACTACTCATAATAAATATAATAAATATTTATTTTTTGGACCTATAATAGTAGAAACTGAGCCAAAATTATTATTTGAAATATATGGTCATATTGAATCTGAAATATTCACTAAGAATGAAGTACGAAATAACATTAAAGAAAAAGTAGATTTGATAAATAGAAGAGCAGAAATAAAAAGAGGAGAAATAATTTGAGATGAATAAAAATTATGATGATGGAAATTGGAATTGGAAATATGAATGCATATATGCAAATGAGACAAATGATCCAAATGATTATTATTATGTAATAGAATTTGATTCTTCAAATGATTATGATTTCAACCCAGTTGATATTACATGTTTTTATAAACCTCTTGAAAATGTATTAGAAATACACAAAGAAAATACATTAATTAATTTTTTTGTTGAAAATTTTTCTGATATTAAGAATATACTAAATCCAATGATTAAATCATATAACGCAATCACATATCCAATATACGTAAGCAAAAAATCAATAAGAAGAGATAAATTAAATAATCTATCATGACATCAAAAGATATATGCAATAGAATATTATTCATTGATAATAGAATCTTCGGATTGAAAATACTTATGAATCGTTATTCACTTAGTAATGATGAATATTTGGAATCATATAATAGCAAAGTTGAATTTGAAGAGGAAATAAAAAAACTTGAAAAAAACTTAAAATTAAATAGAATAAGAAAAGAAAAATTAAAAGAATTAAATGACATCAAAAGATATTTACAATAGAATAATTAAAATAGAAACTTCATTATTCGGACTTAAAATTATTGTCAATAGCAATTATGGAATTAATTGTAATCATATAGAAGCTATTAATGAAATTATTGAGTTAAAAAGAGAATTGTATATATTGAAAGATAAATTAATTAATATTAATATAAGAAAAGAAAAATTAAAAAATCTCAATAACATATGATTGATTATAGCAAAGATATAATATTATCAAGAGAAATGAAAACTGTACATGAACAAATGTCTGACAAATTATACGAAAATGTGAGATTGCTATGTAACGTAGAAACAAGAAATAAACAAATATACGTCTCATTATTTAATTACAATTATTTTAATTATGAGTATCCTTATTTTGATGATCATGACGTAATATATAAAGTAGATAATGAAGATTTCTATAAAAACTTTAAAAAAATAAGAAAAATCAAAGGAGATTATAATAATTCATACAAACCAATAAAATTTAAAACTGAACTTGAATGCCTAATATATTTGAAATCAATAGGTATTGATGAAGTTAGCCTAAATAATTAAAAATAATTACATGAAAGTTTGGTAAATTGAAAACTTTTTTGTACTTTTGTACTACATAATAAAAATAGAAAAAAATCACATTTTTAAGATAATATATACTGATATGAAAAACTACAATAACATAATGAACTTGCTACTCTCAAACCTATTATTACAGAATAATCGGACTGAGAATATTATGTCATATCTATTGTAACAAATAATATAAGCATATTTAAAAACCTCAGTCATTTATTTGACTGAGGTTTTTTCTTTTATAATAAAATGCTCTGATGGTGGAATTGGCGATACACGAAGGTCTTAAAAACCTTTACATTAGAAACGATGCGGGTCCGAATCCCGCTCAGAGTACAAATGTTCCTGTGATGAAATTGGTAGCACATGCAAGACTTAAAATTTTGTGGATAGTAATATCCGTGTCGGTTCAAGTCCGACCAGGAATACAAAAAAAATGCTGATGTGGCGAAATGAATACGCGGCAGTCTAAGAAACTGTTTCTGAACAAAGTAAGAATGTGGGTTCAAGTCCCACCATCAGTACAATAATGACTGAGTGATGTAATTGGTAACCATGTCATCCTCAAAAGGTGAATTTTGTGGGTCCGAATCCCATCTCAGTTACAAAAAATGTTCCAGTGGCGAAACTTGGTTGAGACGCGTTAGATTTAGGATCTAATACAGTTAATGACACACTGCGGGTCCAAATCCCGCCTGGAATACAAAGTGTGAGTCAATTTTATTATAAAAATTGACTCACACTTTTAAATATATCATAGATTAAATTTCTTTGTAGTATCTACTATATTTTTTCTATATAGATAATCTTTCATTTCTTCGTCTGTTAGGTGTCTAATATATCCTGTTGGAACCCATGCAAAGAAATCGTGTTCATCTATATCAGATAGTGAATTTCTTAATGCATACCCATAATACCATTCATAATTAACTAGCACATATTCTTTACTATAATCATTATCAGTAAATTTGTCAGTCGTCTTTTTTTCATTATGTCTATTATATAATACTGAGTCTAATTTTTCAATATATTCTTTATCTAATTTAACTATATCACCATCATAAACACCAGTATGAAATTCTGGCCTTTTTATATAAAAAATCTCACCATATGTTTCATCTTTTGTTGGTTCTCTTTGCCATATATCTTTTGATTCATTTATGAATTGGTCATATTTTTTCATATATTAAATTTATTTGCGTCTTTTTTTATTTTAAATAATTCTTCTGCACCTTTTAATCCAATTTTCAAAAATTCATCTAATGGAATAATAACATTATCATGACTACGAATATCAAATGATCTCATTTTAACTAAATCTATTGTATCTCTTAGATTTTCTGAATCACTCCAACTTTCATATACTTTAATATACCATATCCATTTGATATCAGAATCTTTATAATATTCAATATCGGATTTATTTATCAATAAATTTTTTATAGTATGTTGATCTAAATTTGCATATTTATTAAATTCATCAAATGCTTCATATTGTTTTTCTTCTGTTACATTTTCTAATAATATAAAAAAATTAAAATCCATACCATTAGATTTGCCTATTTTTCCATATGCTCTATTTTCATTAATATATTGATCAAAACTTTTCATAGATTAAATTTTTCTGAATTTTTTATTGATAGATATTTTTCATATTGTTCTGTATATTCAGACATTATCATATCCATGTAAACTTTGGTATTTTTAATATAGAATAAAAAATCCTCGTCATTATCGTCTTTTAAGTTCCAATTTGACCCTGCTTCTATTAATATTTTAATGATATTAATATTCTTTCTCATAGCAGCATAATGTAATGCTGTTCTTTCATAGGCATCTTGATAGTTAACATCAGCACCTTTTTCAATTAAATATTTAACTATATCTATTCTATTATTATCTGCAGCTAATATTAATGATGAATATCCATATTTATTTATATTATTCACATCAACTTTTTTATTTTCTATGAATTCTATTACTACATTCAAATCTCCTTCACGACAAGCATCAGATAATTTTTCATATGATTCAAACATTTTTATATATTTCACACCGTAGTTTTATTTTTTAATTTTGAAATTGCTTTTTTCATTATATCAATTGTCAAATTACTAATTTCCATTATATTAAAATCTCCTTCAATTTCTGTGTTATGAGGATGTTCAATTTTAATTGACACTTTACTTAATGGTTTGCTTCCAATTACTTTTTGAGAATCATCTACTAATATATCAGCATACTTCCATTTATCCATTGATGAGTTAGCAAAAATAATATCATCATATTTGAATCCATAATGATCTAACCATTTTTTAGCTGATTCTTTTGATTCTTCTGTAGGTTGTTTAGTTACAATATTTAAAGTAAATCCATAAGTTTTTACGAAGTCGTATATATTATTAATTGTATCAACTGCTCCTTTATATGGTTGTGCAATATCAAAAACTTCGGATTTTTTATTATCAAACCAAGTTTTAGATGATTCACCATTATAGTCCATTGTTTCATACCAATGCCAATTTTGATCCTGAGTTATTTCTTTATCTGGAAAGTATTTTTTATATAAGGTGTTGTATGCATTGACAAAATCACATATTGTACCATCAATATCAATTCCAATTGTTATTTTATTTGTAAATGTTTCAAACATTTTTAGATGTTTCATATATTAAATTTATCTGTATTTTTTTTAATTTTAACAAATTGCTGTAATCTTTTTTTGCTACCTGAAAAATCTAACAGATAAGATTTATTTATCCTAAATCCAAGATTTGTTTCATATGAATCCCAATATACATTTATAATTTTATGAACAGTATAATTATATAGATTGTGCATTTTTCCATCAAATGTTATAGGGCAGTCAAAAATAGCGTAATCTCCTACTTTTGGCTCATTTGGTTTATTTTCAAATGTTTTCAGATGTTTCATATTGTTGATTTTATTTATATATAAATTATTTGAATATTATTTATTAAAAATGTGTTAATTTATTTTTATATATAACATAATAAAAATAAATTAATAATCATGAAAACAAAATTAGAAAACTTATTAAGTTTTACTGATTTTACTGGCAATTATAATCCAAAACAAACCACTAAAACCAAACGAACAGAAACAGGAGTAGATGTAATAAAAGAAAATATAGAAGACAAAGAAGAAGATAAAGATTTTTCTCATGTATTTGACTCTGAGCTTGATAAAGAATAACATAAAAATAAAAAAGAGAATCACATTGATTCTCTTTTTTATATTAAAGTTTTTTATTTTTCATACAATTCACATATAGCTATACCAGTTGTTACATCATAAGATGTTATTTCACCTATAATATTAGAATAATCATCTTCTGATACTAGTGTACTCACAACATCTTCAATTATTAATTCTTTTTCAAGTTGAATTTTTATTTCCATTTACTTAATATTTATTTTCTATTTTCTTCAATTTCATTTTTCTCAATTCTAATTTATCATAATATAAAAATGTAATTGTTATATAATCACTTTCTTGAGTTTGAACAACATTAAATATTTCAAAATTCTCATTCACAAGCCAATCATTAATTTTCTCTTCCAATGTTGATTTATTGGAATTTATAACTTTACATTTCATAGATTAAAAATATTTTTATAACCTATATATTATATCTTATTGAGTCATTCAAAAAGTTTATTAAAATTACTCAAATTTATCGTAATAAAAAAATTATATATAATAAAAAATCATAAACTTTTTAATAATGAATAAAAATAAACTCGTTTTAAAATCTAAATATAATACAAATAGATATTATATTAATTTTTCAAAAACAAATGGAAAAATAATATTGGGTCCAAATTCAATTTTAAATCCAACCAATTATACTCTAAATGAATCTAATAATGACTTGACTATGGAAAATAATAATTATGAACCAAAAGACAATTCTTCATTAGTAAAAAACTTAAAAATGAGTACAAACTTATTTAATAATACTATAATAGAAAATAATAATCATATATATCCAAAAAATGCAATTTTTATAAGTGCATCAGAAACTACTACAACTACATTTACAACTCTTGTACCTACAACCACAACAACTACAACTCTTGTACCTACAACCACAACAACTACAACTCTTGTACCTACAACTACCACAACAACTCTTGTACCTACAACTACCACAACAACTCTTGTACCTACAACTACCACAACAACTCTTGTACCTACAACCACAACCACTACAACTCTTGTACCTACAACCACAACAACTACAACTCTTGTACCTACAACCACAACAACTACAACTCTTGTACCTACAACTACCACAACAACTACTACTATAGTTCCTGAAACAACAACCACAACATCAACAACCACAGTTATTATTTCGACTTTTTCTGAATCAATAGAAAATAGCATTTCAACTACAACATCAACAACTAAAAAAGAATTAAAAGCAGAATTGAGTATGATTAATAATCATACACTAAAACTAATTATATCTGGTGGTTCTCCTAACTATAATTATTCATTTACATCAACAATCACAAGTGGAAGTTGTGTCGGCTGTTTTGTCACTAATCCGTCAGAAGGAATTATTTCTATTGATGGAGGCTCAACAATTAAAATATTTAACTATGCAGAAATTTCTGGAATGAATTATGGCATATCATCTACTGTAACAGATAGTAATGGGAACACAGTAGAATCAAATATTATATCTCCATTAATATGCTTAGTACCAGAAACATTAATAACAATGTTTGATAATACCACAAAAAAATTAAAAGATATTATAATAGGAGATGAATTATTAACAATTGATAATAATAAATTAGTTATGACAAAAGTAATTGGAAAAAGCTTACATGTTGCAAATGAAACAATTAGTATAAATAATGAATTATTAGAGTCATCTTTATCACACAATCATTTAATAAGAAAAAATGGATTAATTGAAAAAGTTAATGGTTATAATTTAAAATTAGGTGATAAATTAATAGACATAAACAATAATGATGTAATTATTGAAAAAATAAAACTTAATAATTCGCCTCATGATGTAATTAATATATCTACTGAATTAGGTACATATATAGCAAATAACATTCTTACTCACAACAAATCAGAATGTCAACAAATATAATTAATAATTATTAACTATTAAATAAATTTCTGATGATATGTTAGTTACTTATTTAGTTATTTATTTTTATATATAATAAAAAATAATTTATAAACATGAATAATATCGAAAAACATGCAAAAGTTTGGATAAATAATAATTGGGTAAATTTTAAAATAAAAACAGGAGTACATACCAATATTGTAACATTTTTAGATAATAATAATTTATCTTTTATTAAAGAAAATCCTATTGATTTTAATAAAATTCCATTACCAATCCGTGGAAACGGAAAAAGTACAAATTTATTAGATTATTTATCTAAGAATAAGAATAATATGAATTTAATACATTCTTTTTTATTTTATTTTATAAACAGTTTAGATTTTAGATATGAAAATGGAAATAAAATAAAAATAAAAGTAATAAATAATCCAGATTGGAAGAAATCTAATATTATAGTAGAACCTCAATATAGTAATACATTAACAGTAGATTCAACAATGATAACTGTAGATTCAACATTAATTGTGGCAAATTCAACAATAACAGCAGATTCTATAGTTTAATATTAGAATTATATAATATTTATATATACAAAAAAAAATAAAATAAAATGACAAATTTAATATCCCTAAGTGAAGGTGTTTGGATGCCAAAAGATAGAGTATTTCCAACAGAAGATCAGAAAAAAATATTATCAAGTACTAACAGTGGAGACACCGCAGCTAAAAATGATATCTTAGCTTTAATAAAATCTGGCAACACTGCAAATCAAGTTGATGTTGATAAAGCTAAAGAAGCTTACAATTTGAAGAAACCTGCATTAGTAAATCCAACTGATGTTTATAAATTTATCGCATCTGCAGTAACTATCGAAGGTGATACAGTAACTGGATTTATAAATTATTCAATGAATGGTGTTATAAATAAAATAAATTTTTAACTTATTTCACACATAAAAATAACAATTATGAATGAGTAAACAAATAATTAATATCGGTACTTATCCAAATGATGGCACTGGAGATAATTTAAGAGAATCATTTATTAAAATAAATAACAATTTTAATGAAGTGTATGCATTCTCTGGTACTACTGGTACTGGCTCTAATGGTACATCAGGATTGAATGGTACATCAGGAGTAAATGGTGCATCAGGTACATCAGGTACATCAGGAGTAAATGGTACAGGTGGCGGTTCATCAACAGGAAGTATTGTTACTAATGTGACTTATAGTGAATTGACCACTTTAATCAATAATAATGAGTTGAATATTGGATCCCTGTATTTAATAACTGATTATCAAACAGTACATAGAATAACATACACAAGTGATATAAATTCAGGAATAACAGAACCGTTATTAGTCACAGCAAGTGGAATTAATACATTAAACCCTGAATCATATTCATCATTATATCCTAAAGATGTAATATATTATAATTATATAAATGATCAACAGATAGCGCCTGGTTGTACAAAGGGTTATATTTATAGAAGAATTGATACTCTTCAGAATAATGATATTTGTTTTGATTTTAGACATATTAAGTTTCGTAGATGGCAAATAGAAGTAACTGATATTTGGGATTCAAATACTACATATAATGTTAATGATATAGTCACTTATAATAACATAATATTTATTAGTTTAATTGATAATAACAATGATGATTTAACAAATCTAGATATTTATTCAGATACAGTAAATTGGATAATTTTTCCATATGAAAATCTAACTTATTTAGGATATTCAGCTAATAGTTCTATTAATTTACGAATAAATTCTAATTATGTTAATATACCATGTAATTCTAATTATGTAGATTATAATATATGGAGTGATTGGGACAATTATATATCGGCTTACAACAACACAATAACTCCTATTATGCCTGATAATTATAATAATATTTTTACATTTAATACTGTAATTCATGGATATAATTTTGTTAATAATACAATAAACATGGCAAGAGTAGGTGGTTATTCAACTCAGAATAATAATATTAATAATCATTTTGTTAATAATATAATTGAAAGTAATTTTAGTTCTAATATAATTGGTGATACTTTTCAAAATAATACAATTAAATCAGATTTTAATAATAATTTTATTATATACTATTTTGATAATAATAATATTGAAAGTTATTTTTATTATAATACTATCAAATATGAGTTTACTAATAATAATATTGAAAGTCATTTTAATTATAATACAATATTAAACTCTTTTGATTATAATAATATTGGAAGTTATTTTAAAAATAATTCTATTATAAATAATTTTAAATATAATATAATTGGAAATTATTTTAATTATAATTCTATTGAAAGTGAATTTAATTCTAATACTATTGGAAATTCTTTTGCACAGAATACTATTGGAAATTCTTTTGCACAGAATATAATTGGAAATTCTTTTGCACAGAATACAATTGGAAGTAGTTTTTCAACTAATATCATTTTAAGTAATTTTAATAGTAATAATATTGATAGCGATTTTAATAATAATTCTATTGGAAATTCTTTTATTTCCAATAGTATTGGAGATTATTTTATTTCCAATTCTATTGGAAATAATTTTACACAGAATACAATTGGAAGTAATTTTACAATGAATAATGTTTGTGATAATTTTAATATTAATGGAGTATTAGATTTCACATCATCAACTCATGTTTATAATCAATATACTAAAGAATTATTTGTCAATTCTGATTATACTCAAAGACTTATATATGATAAAATGACAATAGTAGGAGCAAATGAATAATCAATTTGATTATTTTGATATGATATATTTTATTAACTTACCCAATAGAGTAGATAGATATGATAATATTATGAGTATGTTTAAGATATTAAATATTACTAAATATAAAAAAATTATTCCAATTGTAAATGAAATATCATATTACGATTTACCAATATCAAGTGAGTCATGCAAATCATCTCATATTAGTTGCATAGAAGATGCAATTGAAAATAAGTATGATAAAATTTGTATATTTGAAGATGATATTTGTTTTAATCAAACTAATCTTAGCATTAAGATAAATTTAGAATATCATTTAAATATTTGTTTTGATTTTTTGAAAAATAATGAATGGGAAATTTTTTATTTTGATAATATAATTGGAGCTAATAAACAAAATAATGTAATGATAGATTTATATAGAGATGATAAAGTCAAAGGAATTAATAAAATAATAGGAAAAATGTTTGCACATAGTTATGCATTATCTAAATCAATTTATATTGATTATATTAAATTGGCTAAAAATAATTGTTTACGAAATGATTTTTGTTTATATAAAATAAAGTCAGATAAAAAATTTATGTATTCTGATGGAATTTTTGATCAATTATTAAATAATAAATCAGATCATCAATGGTAATAAAAAAGAGTAGATTAAAATCTACTCTTTTTTTATAAATTAAATTTTTTAGAATCTCTATATAAAGGATAATATTTAGTATTAATTTCATCATATTCTTTCCAAGTGGTTTGAAAAATATATCCAAAGTTTTCTACATATTCATTATTTTTAGCCATATCAGCAAATAGTTTGTGATTATTTATACATCTCTTAATAAAAAATTCTCCTTTTCCTATAACAGAACTTATTAAGTCAAAATATCCGTCATCTGATGGCATAAAGGTTGAATATTTATTATCTAACCAAGTAGGTTTAAAATATAAATAAAGTTCTTCTGTTAACTTATCATATTCCTTTCTAAAATTTATAATGGTATCGTATTCAAAATTTTTGAATACTCTTATTTTCAATTTTAATTCTTCTTCTTTATCTTTATTTTCAAATTCATCCTTAGTTTTAATTATTTTATTCCAATTAGCGACAGTTATAAATTTCCAAAATTCATCACTATAATTATTAACATTCGGTTTATTAGATCTAATAACATCACCATTATTATTCGAATATATAAGGTTACCATTATTATCATAATAATCAATTTTTTCAAAAATATTAAAATTTGTTATCATATTTACATATTAAATTTATCAGAATCTACAATAAACATATATTTATTAAATTCTGTTTTTATTTGAGAATCTAATACAAAATTGGAGTTCAAATCTTTTAAAGCTTCAGCTATCAAATCTCCTTTTTCATCTTCTGTACTATCATCATATCCATTTTCCTTTATATATTCTTCTATATATCTTTTTTGAAATTCATACTCATCTGATATATCATCTGAGTGATCACCTTTATCTTCAAATATTTCAAATAGCAGCAAAGTAAGATTATTTGAATCCTTAGAATTGTCCATCAGATAATGTTGAATTTCTATACTATCTGGAATTTTAGACTCCACCCAATCATATTTACTATCAGAATCTTCATATTTTTTATAATTTTTTACAAGTTTATCAATATCAATAAAAGAGCTATAATATTCATAAAATTTTTTAGGAGTCATATTATCAATTAATTCTTCATAAGAATCTACACTTTTCTCTTCTTCCATTATTTCTATGAAAGTTTTATCCTCATATCTTTTTGTAATAGTTTCTTCTAAAAACTCACCTTCTTCATTTTCATCTGTTATTATATCTTTTAATTGATCAGAATCTAAGTCATCTATCATATCAGAATCATATTCAATATCATCATTTCTTGCAATAATAGTATTATAATTAATTTCATCACCTTCTTCAACTACTATATTAAAATTATCAGGAATTTCATATTCCTCAGTAGTATCATCTTCAGTAATCATAACCGTTTTTACTCCGTCTTCGTCTGAAATCGATACTATACCATCATATTCTGTTTTAATAATCATATTTTCATCATCATTATTATCATAATATAACTCAATTATTTTGTTTTCTTTTTCTCTTGTTAAATGATTATTAATATATTCTTTATATTCATATGCATCGAAATCTCCAATATTTTGATTATTCATACTATCTCTAATAATACTTTTTATATATTTATCATTATCAAAAACACCTGATATTATATTTGGATTAGATTCTATTATATCTACGACATCACTTTGATCATAATCACTCAAATAATGTTCATCATAATAATCATATATATAGCTATCATCTAAAAAATCATGAATCAAATCATATTTTGCACTATCTGAGCTTTCAAATAATTTAAATTTTTCAAACTTTGTTATCATACTCTTTTCTTTATTTTATTTACTATTTTTAATGATGACCATTCAATTTAATTATAATTCATAATGAGTTAGTCATTTTAATTGTTAAGTCTCTTAAATCTCTTTATATATTATATTTGCTAGTATCATTTATAACTTTCCAATCATTATAATATTTATCACTTAGCATATTTGAATATTTACCTAGTGTTTCATAAACCATATCAATATCAATTCTAGTGTATTTACTTAGTTTATTGATATTTGAATTTCTATAATTTATAAATTTTGGATTTTTAGATTTATCTATATTTGGTGTATAATACTCATCAATTATATCAGTATCAAAATGTATTGAATATTTTAATTCTTTTGTACTTAAATTGTAATACTGATGAATTTTCAATATCCAAGTATTTTTATTATAAATATTTATTTTATTTAGTTCATATAATATAGTATCAGTGTGAAAAAATTCCCATAATTCATAGCCTAAATTACTTGGAGATTTTAACAACTTATCAAAATCATTAGAATTCTTAGTTTTTATATTAGAATCATTAAAGTATTTTGATATATTTTTATCATTATAAATATAAGAATCAACATTATATAATTCAGATGAATAAATAATTTCTTCAATTTCTTCAATTTCAGATTTATATTCATTTAATATTCTTTCATTCTCTTTTTCTTTATATTTCTTATTATCTATTTTTTTAAGATTTTTATTTATTTCTTTCTCTATTTCATTCATCCTTTTTTTGTATTCAGGATCAAATTCTTCATATTTTTGCTTAGCTACATCAAGTCCTTTATTACCAATTAAATTTAAAAATTTTGTATATAATTCAAAATTTTCTTTTTTTACTTTATCTAAAAACTTAACATTTTCTTTGTCTTGTAGTATATCAAAAACTTTAAATTCAAATATTTTTCTCATTAATTATATATTATATTTGTGTGTATCATTTGTAAATTCTGGAACATAAAAATAATCTAAAAAATCTGGTAAGTGATTATAATAACTATTCACATTAAACTCTATTTTATTTTTTTTATCATCAAACATAACGACTTTATCAATGCATTCAATTGGTAAATAATCTAAAATATTATATTTTTCTATTGCATCTTGTGGACTACCATAAAAACCGCAAACTTTATAACTTTTGTCTTTTTCAAAATTTATAACTTTACCTTTATAATTTTTTATACACATCAAAATATCATCAACTCTTCTTAAATCTGGTGTATTATATTTTTCAAATATAGTTATCATACATTGAATTTTTTTGTGTCTAATAATAATACATACGAATTTTTAGCATTTTCTAATCTATCATATGATGATACCACATTAATTTCATTAATTGTTAATATATCAGTCCTTTTTGTGCTAAAAATAAAATTAGTGAAATCATATTCATAAATTTCAAGAACAACACGATCAAACACATCAATTAAAATAAATTTAGCAAGATAAAAATCCTTCTGATATTCAAATATAACATACTTATCATAATATTTTTTATAATCTAATATCTTTCTAGCCATATCTTCATGAATTTTTTTTATTGAATCTTCAATGTTAATTTCAAATTTTTTAATATATTTCATTTATATGATGAATTTTCAATATATATAAAAAAAAATAATTACAAAACTTTTATTTTTTATTTTTATATAAAAAATAAAAAATGCAAACATTAATATTCAATACATCGGAAAAAACAACAACTTTATATAACGGATTATCAATTGATAAAGAACTTATAATATCAGAATATTCTTTTATTGATATTAGTACAGTTTCTGTAAGAGAAGGTTATTATGAATTTATGCAAAAAAAGGAAATAAACACTGCAACAAGTGGTAGATATTCAGTTGTTCCTGTTGCTAGATTACCTATTTCTCAAACTAATATGATTATTATAAACGAATAAAACCTGTATTTTTTACAGGCTTTATTTAATAATTAAACATTGAATTTATTTATATCAGTTTTTAAATCAAAATCTTTTTTATATTTTGGAAATTTATTGTTTATGTATATTTCAATATCATTTATATAATCTTGTTTATGACTATTATATTCCTTAAATCCCATCATTAAATCATAAAAATTCTCACCTTCATTATTCTTAATATCAAGATTTAATCCAGATTTTAAAAATTTTTCTAATATTGAAATAAATGTACCAGAATCATAAAAGCAAGACAAATATCTCATTATTGCAGTTTCACCATTTATATCTTGCATATTTACATCTGCTTTAGCATTTAATAATTTATTTATAACTGTTGGGGTAGAAGCCATCATCAATGCAGTAATACCATTTCTATCTTTCTCATTAACATCTGCTTTACCTTCAATCAATGCATCAACAACAAATGGAAATTTTACAGCGTGCATCAATGCTGTTTTTTCATCTGAATCTTTCATATTAACATCTTCACCATCTTTTAATGCTTGTTTTACTGCATTAGTACTTCCTTTTCTTGCTGATGATATAAATGGTGGTTCTTTTACCAATCTTTCAAATAATCTTAAATATTTCATTTTAAATTTTAAATTTTTATTATAACTATATATAATTTTCATAAATATAAAATTATATATAATCATATGAAATATTTAAAACAATATGAAACATACATAGAGATGTTTTTAGATGATGATGATCAATTATTTTTAATGCTAGAATATATTAACAATAATGATTCAGATAAGATAAAAAAATTATTTATTAAAGAATTCGATCCAAACACAAAGCAAGGAAGAGAACCAATAGTAATGAATCTTATAAATAAGATAGAAAACATAAATATAAATATATTAAATTTATTCATTGAATTTGGACTAACTGTTGATAT